TCAAGTAAACTATCTAAACTATCTAAAATATATAGATAAATTCAATATACCCTTTCATGAAAGGATTTCTTGAGGAATATATGTAAAACGCGGTAGTCAAAGATTACCAATATATTTCTAGATATTTTAGATACCTGTACACAAACCATTGAAATTGAATAGTATTTCCTATCTATTTCCAATATCTATCTACAGAAACATTACAGATAGGACTGCCCACAAATAGATAGAACAACATGTTTCCACATGTCATGTGAAGGCGTCGCTTTCTCTGTGTACGCGAGCCAACTTGCAAAATCGGGTCGCCTCGCCCAAACTGGGTTTGTCTTTCGGGGCTGTCCTTTTACGGACTTCCTAAGAGACATTCAATCAACGCCATTGAACTAATTAACTAAGGAGGTGTAAAGTGGCAAAAATATACGAAGGTAATGTATCTATCTTTAAGAACTCTAAAGATAAGATTGTTGTAAAAGCTGATCCTACTGGTCAGTACAATGCTGAGAATGTTGAAGCACTTGCTTCAAAGATGACTGAACTTGGTCGTTCTTTGAAAGCTGAAGTAAACTTCTTCATTCCAGAGACTAACTCAGACAAGCCTATCAAGGCTGTCTTGCTAGCTAATCGTTGGGGTTCCCCTTACGTAGCTTACTTACCTGAGGGTAAGACATCTACTCGTAAGCCTATTGAAAAGCTTGCTTAATCTTAATCAGGGACAGTGGTGTAATGCTACTGTCCCTATTCGTGTTGGAGGTGAATATGTATTCATGTGTTGTATGTTCTGCTGAAGTCAATGACAAACGTGTCAAGTTAGGTTATGATACTTGCATGCTCTGTGGTGACAAGCAGGCTAGGGAGGTTGTGCATACAGTACTACCTTTACACAAATCCAACTACATGTTGGTGACCAATCGGGAGGAACTGATTGGTTTCAATACGAAGGGAGGGATAGTCAAATGAAACTATCTGATAAACTTCTATGGATACTGTACTGTGCTATTGCGGCAGGTACAGTTTCATACTTAGACACAGTCTTTGAGTGGGGGTTATTCTAATGTCTGCTCGTAAGGTTTTGTCTGCACTGGGGGCTACAGCTTTAGTTGTAGCTTTCGGTTTTCTACTAGCGTTTGTACTTATCAACTTCATGCTTGGTTGTGAGACTTGGGATGAAAGTCTTTGGACTGAGTACAACAGCTGTATAACCCTTGGTCACATCATCGAAGGAATAGGAGGTAAACAATGACCAATAAGAAATCTATGAAGCTTTTCGTACTTCGGTATGGAAAAGGTGGAGATGTAGTAAAGGGGGAAGATGGCACACCCCTGTACTTCAACGACAAACAAGTTGCCAAGAACCATCGGGGAGACAACATGGTTGTCTCATATGGCCCTGACCATCGTAAACACAAAGGAGGAATAGATGCGAGCCACTCTACTAAAACAAACAATTAAATCATTGTTCCCTACACAACGGACAATGGCAATCGAAGGTGCACCGGGTGGTGGTAAGACTACCATCTGTGAAGAAGTTGCCAATGAATTGAAGGTTGGTTTCATTGAGAAACACATGCCGACAATGTTGGTCGAAGACTTCGGTATCATGTATCCAAATGGTGATGATATGTTGCACTACAAACTACCAGACTGGTATCCGTCACAAGACAGAACGGATATACCTGACACTGGTATCCTATGCTTTGATGACAGGAACCAAGCCAATGCTGACTTGCAGAAAGTCTTGGCTAACATCTGTCAAGCTAGGAATCTACATGGTAAACCACTCAAGGAAGGTTGGATGGTTGTCTCGACAGGTAACCGACAGTCTGACAGAGCAGGTGCTAATCGTGTACTGTCTCACTTGCGTAATCGTGAGACTGTGTATGAACTTGAAACACACCTTGATGACTGGTGTTCATGGGCTATTGACCATGGAGTGAAGCCCGAAGTTGTTTCGTTCATACGTTTCAGACCTAATCTCTTGCATGACTTTGATGCTCAACGTGACCAAAACCCTACACCACGTTCATGGGTTGAGGGTGTGTCTGACGCCATTGGTGTTGTACCAACTAACGCTGAGTATGAAACATTCAAGGGTGCTGTTGGTGAAGGTGCGGCGGCAGAATTTGTAGGTTTCGTTAAGATCTACAGGAAGCTACCGAATCCTGACAACATCATCATGAATCCTACTACAGCCGAGGTTCCTGATGACCCTGCTACGTTGTATGCCCTGTCTGGTGCTATCGCTGAACGTGCAACTGTCAACAACTTTGAGCGTGTTGTGACTTATGCCGAGCGTATGCCACCTGAGTTCAGTGTACTGTCTGTGTCCTATGCAAGTCGTAAGAACGCAGAACTGGCTTCAACGCAAGCGTTTACGAAGTGGGCTGTTAACCATCAAGATGTCCTATTTTAACGGAGGTAGATATGAAGTTATCGGACAAAGCACTATTGGTTCAACTGAATGTATCACAGTGGACTGCTAGGAAGTATGACAAGAGGGCTACTGAACAGGTAGCCCAACAGAATGGTTCTGCTGTACAAGCAGGACGATACAACAAATCGTTGTTACCTATGAATGATTACCTTGATAATGTTCATAAGAAAACAACCACTATCAGAGCGAAGTACTACGCCAATACCCTACCTTGGGGTATTGAGGGTACAATGTTGTTACCATCTGCAAACTACTTGAACTTCATGACAGAGTTTAGGAAGGAGAAAGCAGATTGGCAAACACTTGTGGACAGCTTTTGGAATGAGTATTCAAGGCTGAAGCAAGATGCACAACGCTTCTTGGGTAACCTGTACAACGATGCAGACTACCCACCACTGCACGACATCCAACGTAAATTCAAGATGGACTTGGCTGTGTTCCCTGTACCATCTAACGATTTTCGTGTGCAAATATCGGATGATGAACTGTCTCGTATACAGAATGATGTTGAAGCTAGAGTACAAGATGCGGCTCAACAAGCTATGCAGGAAGCATGGCAACGTTTGTATGACCGAGTCAAACACATGGCTGAGAAACTTGCAGACCCTAAGGCTATCTTCCGAGATACTCTGATCGAGAATACCAAGGAAGTATGTTCTGTACTTAGCCGACTTAACTTTGCTGATGACCCTAACTTGGAAGCCTTACGACAACAAGTTGAGGGAAGTCTAGCTAACAACCACCCTGAAAGTCTACGTAATGACCCTGACTTGAGACGTGATAAAGCGGCTGAAGCCAAGGCAATCATGGACAAGATGGGTGCATTTATGGGAGGTAACTAATGGCAGATGTTGAGAAACGAATCAGTAAAGCTAAGACTTCATTGATTCTTGAGCATCCCTTTGTTGGTAGTATTGCTTTGAATATGCCGATGAAGGTTGACAACTCTGTACCTACTGCCGCCACTAATGGTAAGCGTGTACTGTTCAATGGAGATTTCTGCAATGGGTTGGATGATGAGGAACTTAAGTTCCTCGTCGCCCACGAATGTTTACACCCAATGTTGGAACACAACTTCCGTAGACAAGAACGTAATCCATACAAGTGGAACAAAGCGGCTGACTATGTAATCAACAAGCTGTTGACTGATGAAGGTATTGGTAAGATGCCCGAACAAGGTCTGCTTGATGAGAATATATACCAGTCTGGTAATGGTACATCCGAGGGTATCTACGGAATACTACCCGAGGAAGATGAAGGTAATGAAGGCTATGGTGGTCAAGGTCAACCACTAGACAGCTGTGAAGATGGTGAAGGTTCACCTGCTGAAGTATCACAGCAACAAGCCGAATGGAAAGTCAAGGTAGCACAAGCGGCTCAAGCGGCTAAGATGATGGGCAAGTTGAGTGCAGGTCTTGAACGTATCGTTGATGAAGTCTTGAAACCCAAAGTGGACTGGAGGGAAGTCTTACAGAGATTTGTTGTCAAGTGTAAGTCTGACCAACGCTCGTGGGCTAGACCCAATAGACGATTCCTTTCTCAAGGATTGTATTTACCAAGTGTATCGGGTGAATCATTGGGAGACATTGCGTTCGCTGTAGACTGTTCGGGTTCTATCGGACAAGACGAAATCAATCAGTATGCTAGTGAAATACGTACAGTTTGGGAAGATCACAGACCAACAAATATACACGTCATCTACTTTGATTCTGAAGTCTGTCACTACGATAAGTTTGACAGAGACAACGAACCAACAATCAAACCACATGGGGGTGGAGGTACTGCTTTCAGTCCTGTGTTCAAATACATGCAAGACAATTCTATTGACCCAGTTGCTTGTGTGTTTCTAACAGACCTTTGCTGTGATGACTTTGGTGATGCACCTGATTACCCAGTTCTATGGGTGTCAACGCATGATGACAAAGCACCATTTGGTGAGGTCGTAATGATGAAGGAGGTATAATGGGACAAGTTAAGCAACTGCTTATAGAAGCAGAATCATTATTGGTTACATGCCTAGATGATTGGGGCATGACCAATGACCAAGCGTTTGCAAAGATACGCAAACAGTTAGGTAGCATGGCTGAAGACCATGTACGTCAACTAGTAAACAAATGGAATAAGGAGGATAAAAATGGCAACAGTACGATTCAGTGATGCGTTGAAAGATACCATCCGTACCAATGCAAAAAACATGTTCGAAGCGAACATCAAGAAAACAGAAGCAGACTATCCATCAACATGGGCAGATAAGTTTTACAATTCATTCTTTCCTGCTGATGTGATTGTTAAGTTCAATGTACTACCAGACTACGCATTGGACAAGAAAGAACGAGTCGACTTTCGTGGGTTTCATAATGCACCCGAAGATGTATGGCAGACAGGTGAATACAAACATGAGACATGGAAGTTGGTAAGTGAGATACCACTAAACTTCAGTACACCTAAGCCTTGGCCTCATAAATTTAACAAGGAGGATACAGGGTTTGATGATCAGTGGCGTAGTGGTTCTTGTGACTACAACGATAGTAGATGGGACTGGTTGAAAGCCGAGTTCAAGGAATACAATCGTAAAGTCTTTGAGATACGAAGCAAACAAGAGAAGTTCTTGGAAGGTGTTAACAGGATTATGGATACATATTCTACGTTAGCCCCTGCACTCAAAGCATGGCAACCATTGTGGGATTTGTTGGATGACAATACCAAGGAACGACACAAGAAGGTAGTCGAACGTAAGAAGTCGAGTGATACAGACTTAGGTGTAAACCTAAACGACATGACTGCGGCTGTAACATTTAATAAACTAACGAGGTAATAATGACAGAGATAATATATCCAAATGGGCTGACTGAAGGCGAAATACCACCTATCAAGTACACCAACTGGTGGGAAAGCGACAGGTCACTCAACAGCTACGAACAAATGGTAGCTTTTTTCAATCGGGCAAGAGATAAAACTAAGGGTAAGCCTGTAACCCAATGGTCTAAGCTGACTATGGAAGGTGATGTAGTGTACATTAATCTTCTCAACTATGGCACAGACAAGCTAGCCAAGATAACACCTGACAACATCATTGAGTTTATTGCTGAGCCAATGACTATTTGGCAACAGAGTCAATCAATGGTTGGTGCTTTCCATAGGTGGTATCCGTTTACATTCATGAGACATCGTAAGGGTTTGTATCGTGCCCAACATACTAAGGTCATGAGTAAGATAGCAGATATAAAAGTAAAAGAAAAACGTGAATCAATGTTGGCTATGACTAAGCAAGAAGTCGATGATGCTAAAGCCGCAGAAAAGTACTATGGCTATTGGAATTATGGCTATCAAGTACACACTGAAATCATGAAGGAGTCCCCATCATACTTCAAGGGTCTGCGTTTTCACATGCTTACCGGCGAGTGTCTCAATCAAAGACCTGACGACAAGTTTGTAGAAGATCCCGAGAAGCGTAAAGAGTGGCGTAAAATGCTGACTAAATTCAAGCGAGGTATGAAAGCTAGAATCAAAGTCCATGCTCTTGATGGTATTGTCAACGAGGTATGGGACAACAAACAGCTAGGTGGTCAGCACCAATGGAAACAACCCGATTGGTCTGCTGAAGAATGGACTACCCTACTACAGAAGTGTATTCGTGACTGTGACTATCCTAGAGAATTACTGATCGGTTTGGTTCAGACATCACATAGTGGATACTATATGTCTAGTAGACCAACTGCTGATGACCTTAGAAAAACACTTGATAGGGTACTCAACGATATGAGTATCGAACTTCGTAGACGATTCGGTGTCTTTGAGAAAGAAGGACATGATGAGAAAAAGCAGGACAAGTACAGAGGATACAATTCTTCTATAACTATCGAAGGTGTCCTATGACAGTCGTAGTTTGGGATGGAATGAATCTAGCTACTGATAGACAAGCTAATGATGGCTCTCTTAAATGGGAGTCATCAAAGGCTTGGTACGTATCTAGTAATGGTGAAGTCAGCATTGTTTCGGGTGTTGGGTTATTGTCACATATTGTAACACTACGTGAGTGGTATAAGAGTGGGGCTTTACCCGACAGGTATCCGGCAGAGATACAACATAACACAGCTCAACTTATTGTCATAAGACAGGATGGGTTGTGGGTCTATGATGGTACTGCTTACCCCGAACATAAGGGCTTCAATGTGTGTGCCTTTGGACATGGTAGAGATTTCGCTTTCGGTGCATTAGCTATGGGTGCTGATGCTCGTAAGGCTGTGGAAATAGCTTGTGAATATTCTTTACAATGTGGTAAAGGTGTGGAAATATATAGTTTACAAAGAGGTAAAGATAATGTCGAAGAAGTATGAAAAGGTAATGAAATACCTTATAGATAACCCTACTGCTAAAGCTAGTGTTGTAGCCAAGGCTTGTAAGTGTAGTGTCAAGTATGTCTACAATCTTAAATCAAATGTTGGAACACCAAAGGAAGTCTTTGAGAAAGAAGCTAGAGATAAACAGAGGAAGGCACTGGTCAATAGAACTAGTGTACTAATGACAGCTGATGACATGGTTAGTAAAGCTAGGCAACAAGACCACGGAAGTTTTCTTAACAATGCTACCATGACAGCACAGTATTGGAATACTCATTTAGGTTTGATTGATTTTATAAAACCTAGAGATGTTCCTATCATGCTAGCTTTGCTGAAGATTGCAAGGATTCATGAGAACCCATCACACATAGACAACTATGTTGACACATGTGGGTACTCTGCACTTGCAGCGGAAATGTCGGAAGACAGGGAGTAGTTATGGATATAGTCACCATTGATTTCGAAACATATTACGACAGAGAGTATTCATTGTCTAAGATGACAACTGAAGCTTATGTTCGTGACGGCAGGTTTGAGGTTATTGGTGTAGGTATCAAAGTTAATGACCACCCTACTGATTGGTATAGTGGTAACAATGTGGGCAAGTTTCTTAACTCGTTGGATTATTCCGACAAGGCGATACTTGCTCATAACTGCGTGTTTGATGGGGCTATTTTGTCATGGCTATATAATATTAAGCCGAGGTTTTGGCTTGACACATTATCTATGGCAAGACCCTTTCACAACTCAACAGTAGGTGGCTCATTAAAAGCATTAGTACACCACTACAAACTAGGTGCAAAAGGTGATGAAGTAATTAATGCGTTAGGTAAAAGACGTAAGGACTTCACACCCGAAGAACTAGATAAGTACGCTAGCTACTGTGTTAATGATGTAGACCTCACCTATAAACTATTCCAAAAACTAAAGGCAGAAAACTTTCCTGCGTCCGAGTTAATGATCATTGACCAAACACTACGGATGTATACAGAGCCTACTATTATATTAGATACCGATGTGTTGACTCAGCATCTCGAGAAAGTAAAGGCAGACAAACAGAAACTTATTGATGATTTATCACTCAAAGGATTGAGTCAGGAAAAAGTCAAAAAGGCTTTGATGTCTAATCAGATATTCGCAAAGCTATTGCAGACAGTCGGTGTCGAACCCCCAATGAAAACTAGCTTACGTACAGGCAAGGAAACGTATGCGTTTGCTAAGACAGACAAAGCATTCACCAACTTGTTGGAGCATCCTAGTCCTAAAGTCCAGAATCTGGTGGCGGCAAGACTCGGCACGAAATCCACGATTGAGGAGACTCGGACAGAAAACCTAATAAAAGTAGCTGAGCGAGGTCGCTTACCCATCATGCTTAATTATTATGGAGCGCACACAGGCAGGTTTAGTGGTGGCGATAAGCTGAACTTACAGAACCTACCTAGGAATGGTGCTATCCGTAGGTCACTATCCGTACCCGAAGACCATGTGTTGATTGCTTGTGATTCGTCACAGATAGAAGCAAGAATGGTTGCCTACATTGCAGGTCAAGATGATTTGGTTGAATCATTTAGGCAAGGTCGTGATGTATATAGTGAGTTTGCTAGTGAAGTTTATGGCAAGAAAGTGACGAAGGATGACAAGGTTGAACGATTTGTAGGTAAGACTTGTATTCTTGGTTTAGGTTATGGCATGGGTGCAAAGAAGTTTAGGGCAACACTTGCTCTAGGACAAGGTGGTATATCTGTTGATGTCGATGAGTATGAGGCTCAGAGGATTGTCAATTTATATAGGCAGAAGAACCACAAGATCGCATCGCTTTGGAATAGATGTGGTCATGCTCTATCAGAGATAGTGGCAGGTAGGTCGGGTCAAATATCAGACTTAGTACACTATGATAGTAAGGGGATTATCTTACCCAATAAACTACGCATTATATATCCTGCATTGCGTAATGGCTCAGATGGATATGAGTATATCAATGACGCTAGAACTTTCCGTAAGTTAGCACACAAGCGAGTGATGACTGGCGAACAAGTTACGATTGATTGGACTCGTATCTATGGGGGCAAGGTAACAGAGAACGTTGTTCAAGCGTTGGCTCGTATAGTTGTATCAGAACAGATGGCATCTATTGGTCAGTCTTATCATGTAGTCTTTCAAGTACATGACGAGGTGATCATATGTGCCCCGGCAGCAGATGAGACACACGCACGACAACTTGTTGAGAGAAGAATGTCTACACCCCCCAGCTGGGCAAAGAATCTGCCAGTCGCTTGTGAGTCGGGCGTAGGCTATAATTATGGAGATGCAAAATGAGTAAAAAAGAAAGTGCCTTGAAAGTTATCAAGGAACTAACAGAAGAAATTACAGAAGCTAACGATGAAGATGTAGGGGATGTAGTTGTTCTGTTAAAAATAAAAGGTCAATACGTTAGGTACTCGACTAAGATTGATGACACACTAAAACTTGTAGGGTTTGTAGAAACTCTAAAACATGATGTGTTGAAAAGGATGTCAAGTTAATGTATTGTTTATATATGCGTGGGTGTACACCGCCTACGCATCATACTGCTATGGAGGTTCGATGACATTGTCACATTCATTCTCATCTATTAAGATGTATGAGAACTGCCCAAAGCGATACTACCACCAACGTATAACTAAAGAAGTTAAAGATACAGGTAGTGATGCTACAAGATATGGTGAGCGAGTGCATGAAGACCTTGAACATAGACTAGTCAAAGCTAAACCACTATCCAAAGAAACAGAATCATACGAAGCCTTATGTAAATCAATAGAAAATATGGTTGGAGAGGGAGAGTTGTATGCAGAGAAACAGCTGTGCCTAAATGAAAACCTTACACCAACAGGTTGGTGGGCGGCTGACGCTTGGTTACGATCCATTTTAGACGTATTGATTATCATTGGTGATAAGGCAATCGTTATGGATTGGAAGACAGGTAAGCGAAGACCCGACTTTACACAGTTACAGATGTTCGCTCTACAAGTATTCAAACATTTCCCACAAGTTACAAAAGTACAATCAACATTCGTATGGCTCAAAGATATGTCTCTAGATTCTGAGACATTCAAACAAAATCAAACTAATTTATTATGGGCTGATTTACTTGCAAGAATTGGAAGAATACAAGAATCACAAGAGCATAACAACTGGCCCGCTAGACCTAGTGGGTTATGCAACTGGTGTCCTGCAAAAAATATTTGTGAATTTGCAAGAATATAACTTGACAATACTGTAAAGATAATTATATTATGTCTAGTACACCGGAAGGTAAAATAAAACGTAAACTTGACAAGATGTTAAAGTCTGAAAACATATGGTATTACAGCCCACAAGCAGGGCCATTTGGTAGAGCAGGGATTCCCGACAGAGTTGCCATCGTTGATGGTAGGTTTGTAGGAATAGAGTGTAAGGCAGATAGGACAAAGAAACCCACTGCCTTACAGCTAAGCTGTATGAAACAGATCGAAGACGCAGGTGGTAAATGTTTTGTTGTATTTGATGATGAGACAATAGAAGAAGTGAGGACATATATAAATGCTAGTCGTTGAACAAGCAAAGGCATTAGCCTTAAACTTGACACACCCAAACAAGGTGTTGGAAACGATTCCTACCGCCCGCATGCTGAAGTATGACGGAGCAGAACTTGTTGTCACACCTCACCGTAATGATGAAGTCAAGGTACTACGCAACCTAGGTATCAAAGCACCTGCACCTATACTGCACTATTATGAATGGGCAGGTAGGTTTGAACCATATGAACACCAAAAGATGACATCTGCTTTTCTTACTATGAATAAAAAGGCACTGGTACTTAACGAGATTGGTACTGGTAAAACACAATCTGCTTTATGGGCGGCTGACTACCTAATGAATATAGGCGAGGTAAAGCGAGTCCTTATTATATCCCCACTGTCTACCCTTGAACGAGTATGGGGTGACAGTATCTTTATGAATTTTCCCCACAGACAATCAGTTACTTTACATGGTACAAGCGCACGAAGAAAGAAGCTACTTCAAACCGAGTGTGACTTTTACATAATCAATCACGATGGTTTCAATATTATATCCGAAGAAGCACAAGAAAGGTTTGACTTAGTTATTGTTGATGAAGCCGCTGTGTTTCGTAACCCATCTACAAACAGATACAAAGTGATCAGGAAGTTCTTAGCCAAGAATACAGAAACACGTTTATGGTTGATGACAGGTACACCTACCCCTAACGCACCAACGGACGCATGGGCATTAGCAAAGCTAGTAGAAAGTATACATCTTAAACAAACATATACTGCTTTCCGTGAGTCCGTGATGATGAAGGTTGGGCAATGGAAGTGGATACCAAGACCCGAATCAATAGAAGTTGTAAAGCATATGCTTCACCCTGCTGTAAGATATACAAGGGATGAATGCTTTGACCTACCCGATACAGTTTTCCAAACAAGAAAGGTGGAACTAACCACCGAACAAAAACAACATTACCAAAAGATGCTACGCCACTTTGTTACAGAAATGGCTGAGGAAGGCACAATCACTGCTGTGAACGAAGCTGTAAAGATGCAGAAACTTGTTCAGATAGCGTGTGGTGTAGTCTATGGCGATGATGGTCGTCATATAGAACTCGACTGTAAATCAAGAGTTAATCTTGTAAAGGAGGTGATAGAGGAAGTAGGTAATAAGGTAATAGTTTTCGTACCACTGACAGGTACGCTACGGATGTTAGAGAAAGAACTTTCTCAACATTGGAGTGTTGGCGTTGTTAACGGAGAAGTATCAGCTACAAAACGTAACGAGATATTTCACAACTTTCAGCACACTAAAGAACCTCATGTTCTAATCGCTCACCCTGCGACTATGGCTCATGGGCTAACTTTGACAGCCGCATCTACGGTTGTCTGGTATGGGCCAGTAACAAGCAACGAACAATATGTTCAGGCGAATGGTAGAATAGAGAGGATAGGTAAAAAACATGTGTCGAACATAGTCCATATAGAGGCTACTGACCTTGAATATAGAATGTATGAACGACTCAAAAACAAACAAAAACTACAAGGTCTTCTGTTAGATCTTATACAAAACGAATCGAGGTGATGATATGACAGTAAGTGTTGACAAAGTTATATCCAAGTATCTTGAACTTAGGAATACCAAAGAGTCTATTGAGTCCGAAGCCAAAGAAAAGGTGAAGGGTATCAAGGAAGCTATGGCTAAGTTAGAGGGTTGGATAAAAGAGAAAGCTGATACTGACGGTGTTAAGTCTTTTAAGACAGCCAATGGTACAGCCTTTCTAACAACTACTGACTTTGCACAAGTAGCAGATTGGGATGCAGTCCTTAAATTTATCAAGGATAAAGACGCATTCGATATGCTAGAGAAGCGAGTTAGTAAAAAAGCTGTTCGTGACTATATTGACGAACACAAAACAGTACCATCAGGCGTGAACTACGGTACACGTATTGATGTGAATGTCCGTAAACCAGTGAATAAAGCAGACGAGTAATGATAGGTTCTAAGCTATCTATTAAAGACTCTCGTTTTCATATTGTCACTGAGGCGGGCGATGCTCAACTAACCACAACAAATCTCAACGTGGTTGTAGTTGGTGCAAATCCGAAGCTATCAAAGGTGTGGTATGAGTCCGATTGGTCACCCGATAGGGAATCATCTACACCCGATTGCTTCTCTCTTGATGGTATTAAACCACATGAGAACAGTGGTCTACCACAGAATAATATGTGCGTTACCTGTCCGCAGAACGCATGGGGTTCTAGGGTAACACCACAAGGGCGTAAGGTGAAAGCATGTGCTGATCAGAAACGTTTGGCACTAGTAATAGCAGATAAGACTGACGGTGAAATCTTTCTGCTTCAAGTAACACCTGCATCTCTAAGCAGTCTCAACGCATATCAAAAGACTTTGATGACTAGGGGTATAGCACCTGACATAGCTATTACCACTATATCTTTTGATGAGACTGTATCATTCCCAAAACTGAAGTTTTCCTTTGGTGGCTTCAATGACAGTAGGGCACAAGCCAATGTCGATAAGTTATTGGGGTCTGACGAGGTGAGGGTAATCACCGGAGAACTTGCTGTAGCAAGCATTAAAACACCTGTTGCTTCTGATTATGGTTTTACAGAAGAAGCAGGATTCACAACTAACGATGAACTAGGAGGTTCAAACAATGAATAAAACTTTTACAACTGAGAAAGGCGTTGCCTACTATCCTTATATTAGTGCGCCTGATACTAAATTTGATGAGCAAGGACACTACAAAGTTAATCTTTGCTTACCAAAAGAAGATGCTAAACCTGTTATCGAACTGATTAACAGTGAGATACTTAATGGTATCAAAGCATTGAAGGAGCAGAAGCCTAATAAAAATATTAAGCAAGCACCTGTTCCATACCACGATGAACTAGACGATGAAACCGGTGAGCCAACTGGTAACGTGGTTATTAAGTTTAAGTCTAAGGCCGCATATAAACCTGCTGTGTTTGACAGTAAAGGTAATATGATGACCAACTCAAACATCTATGGTGGATCTGTATTGAAGGTAAACGGTTCGTGTGCATTCTATGATTCACCTGCTGTTGGTGTAGGTGTATCTCTTAGACTGAGAGCAGTGCAAGTAATCCAATATGTTGAAGGCGCACAAGGCGCAGGTAAGTTTGGATTTGGTGAAGAAGCAGGGTTTACTGTGTCAGAAGAAGTTGAGACAAGTGAGCCTGTTACTACGGCCCCCGTCGTTGAGGAGGTAGTCAAAGAGGAGCCAATAGTAGAAGCACCTGCACCTGCCCCGAAACCAAAAGTAGTCGAAGAACCCAAGCCTGCACCTGCTGTATCAAGCCAAGCAGATGACCTTGCGGCTGAGATTGCTAAATTGGTAGGGGATGTAAAGGATGACTAATACACCCCCTCTTGACTTCAAGAAGGTGGAAGCCCTGAGGAAACATATGCTGTTAACCACTGGCAATATGGCAGAATTACTCGGTGTGTCTCGTATGACTTATTACGGATGGGTAAAAGGTAAGCCTGTCCGTAAGAAGAACGAAGATAAAGTCAGGGATATTCTACGCAAATTGCTATCAATTCTAAACGATGGATGGCCTCAACCTGAGGTTATTGCATTGGAACAGAAGATGCGATTTGAAAGGCTTCTTGAGATTTATAACAAAAACGAGTAAACTGGAGAAGGGGATAGGGAGACTTATCCCCACCAGTTTAAGAAGGTAGGGCAAGATGAATACGTTGGAGTTTCTTCAGCGAGTCCTGCCGAGTGAAGGATACTATGTAACTACAGTGATTAACACTGATGGTAGAAGACAAGGCTTCTTCAAGACGGTAGATGAACTCGCAACTGTATGTGAGAGATTAGATAAGACAGATAATAATACTTACTTTGCTATCTCTGCGTACAAACAAAAAGGCAATAGACGACAAGATAACGTCAGAGCCACAAAAGTAGTAGCCATAGATGTAGACTGTGGTGAAGGTAAACCCTTTCCATCATGGAAAGAAGGATTAGTAGAGTTAGGTAAATTCGTAAGCGACATGGGTTTACCAAAACCTATGGTAATTCATTCGGGTAATGGATTACATGTATACTGGGTTCTCAAAGAAGAACTAGCACCCGAAGATTGGAAACCTTTAGCTGAAGCTATGAAGCAAGCGGCTATCGCAAAAGAGTTTCATATTGATGCAGGGCTAACAGCTAACAGTGCATTAGTATTAAGACCAGTCGGCACACGCAATCCAAAGAATGGTAACACAGTAAAGTTGTTGGTGGATGCTGAGCCTGTAAAAAGTTCAGCTCTCACGCAAAGTTTATCTTATTACTTCCGAGCAGCGCCTGCAGCTGCTGAAGGTCACACTCGTGAAAACTCGTTGTTACAAAACTTAGCAGTCAAACAAGACTTCCCACCTGCTGTAGGTTCAGTAGTAGCAAGTAAGTGTAAACAGATTGAATGGGCTATCAACCACCAAGACGAAGTTGATGAGCCACTATGGTATGACCTTATAGGTGTAGCCGCTTTCTGTACTGACCCTGACAAGACAGCATTAGAGTGGAGCAAAGGTCATCCTAAGTTTGATGAACATGCTACCTTACAGAAACTTACTCACTGGAAAGAGTCTGCGAGTGGCCCGGCAACATGTGCGAAGTTTGAAATAGACAGACCGAACGGATGCCGAGGTTGTAAATATAAAGGTAAGATCGGATCACCTGCAAGACTTGGTGTACAATACCAAGAGATAGACGTACCCACTGAAGCACCTGATAAGGTTGCAAACACAGTACCAATACCTAAACCATTTAAGAGAACTAAAGATGGCATAAAGGTGACGATAGATGATACTGACGTTGATGTGTGTAAGTTTGATATTTATCCTGTGGGTTATGGAATGGATGAATCGCTAGGGTATGAAACAGTTAGATACCATTGGAATAGACCCCATATGGGTTGGCAAGAACTGGTTCTAAGGCAAGCATACCTTACTGATGGCAATCGTGAATTTGCAACAGCTATAGCAGATCAAGGGATTGTATTATATAACAAAAGACAAACGGAGTATTTTCAACTTATGTTAAGAACATACATGGATGAGTTGAGGCAAATCCGTAAGATGACTAACCTCTACTCGACTATGGGTTGGAAAGAAAAGAATACGGCATTTGTCTTAGGTAACACTCTTATCAGAAAAGATGATAAAGGTGTAGCAACAGAAGAACAGATTAACCTTGCATCTGTAGTAAACAGACAAGGTTCAGAACTATATAATCCTAAGGGTGATATAGAACAGTGGACAGCACTAACTAATGTGCTTGAGAAAGGTGGGCTGTATGCTCACATGTTCGTACTTGGTGTAGGATTTTCAGCACCACTGTATAATTTTACAGGTCTCAAAGGACTTACTGTATCTCTATATGGGCCAACAGGTGGTGGTAAAACACTAGCACAGTACTGGGCGCAATCTATATATGGTAATCCTGACAAGCTACATTTTGCGGCTAAGTATACGCAGAACAGTTTGTTTACTAGATTAGGTACATACGCAAACCTACCACTTACAATAGACGAAGTAACTATGATGAACGATAAGGAAGTCGGTGACTTCTGTTATTGGGTATCACAGGGCAGAGATAAAGCTAGGCTGAATCGTAATGCTGAAGAACGTGATGCAAAGACATGGTCAACACCTGTCATAGTATCTACCAACAAGTCTCTACAAAGTAAGCTGATAGCGTCCGGCCTAGATACAGACGCACAGATGGCTAGGTTACTAGAACTGACAGTGCCACCTGCCGCTATGTTTACTAGAAACTCTGAGATTGGTAGAAAGATCTACGAAGCAATACATACCAACTATGGATATGTTGGCAGGTCTTATATCAAACGACTGCTCGAAATGGGCGAAGAAGGGATACAAGCTAGTATTGCTGAGGCGTCGAACTCATTCCGTAAAAGATACAAAGCTAAGTTCTCAGGTGAAGAAAGATACTGGGAGCAATCTATAATCTTAGCAGATCTAGCTATGCAGTTTGCTAACGACTGGGGTATGATTAAGTTTGACCACTGCAAAGCTACCGAGTGGGTATTATCTCAGATTGGTGCTATCCGTAGAACAGTACAAGAGAACCAAGTAGATTCATTTGATCTACTTGCAGAGTATATGGCTGACTGCGCTGACGCACAGGTAACTGTAATGCACACAGTAGGGCAGAAACCACAGCCTGATTTTGGTCGTATGCCTAGAAGCGATATAAGAGTTCGTCTTGATGTATTCCGTAAATCTGCGGCTGATCCGTTTGACAAGGGTACAATGATGGTTGACCGTACTCACTTCCGTAAATGGTTGTCTGTACGCGGAGCTGACTACAAGACATTCAAACAAGAACTTACTGAGGAGAGTGCACTGGCTACACCTAAGTCAGAAAAAGCATCTCTTGGTAAGGATACACCAACCAAACTGGCACAAACGTATGTGATTGGGTTTAACCTAACTCACCCTAGATTCCAAAGCCTGCTAGAAAATGCAGATGTAGCGGCTGATGATCTTGCGTATGGACAGTTACAAGTCGTAAAGAATGATACTTGAGACAGCCACTGCTCTGATCTGTATGGCTCACGCTATATATTTCGAAGCTAGGTCTGAGTCTACAGCGGCTCAGATCGCAGTGGGTCATGTAATCCTTAACAGAGTAGAAGATCCTAGATTCCCTGACAACGTGTGTGAAGTTGTTACAGAAGGTGTAAGGTATAACACTGGCCAGATGAAAAGGGATAAGTGTCAGTTTAGTTTTTACTGCGATGGTAAACCTGAAAGAGTCTATGAACACTTAGCATATATGAGAGCAGAAGCCTTATCATTTATAATTTTAGATAGCCATATGACATATGATATAACTGATGGAGCTACGCACTATCATGCTACATACGTCAATCCTGTATGGGCAAATAGATTTACTAGGACTACCTGTATAGATAGCCACTGTTTCTATAGAGCAGATACTAAAGATCGCTAGGGTCTAAACCTAGAATCTCCATCATCTCATCAATCTCACTTCTTACATTCTTAGGTGCAATCTTTCTGTACCTAAGCACAGTTGGTTGTCTAGCCATCTTGAGAGATTTATTAGCAGACCTTACAAAGTTTCTAAACTCAAACTCTGTTCCTCTATGCTCTCGGTTATGTTCAGCAACCATTTGAAGAATTCTATTAGCTTCATCTATGTCATTATTCAGACTAGCTTTTACATATGCTTGTGTGTAGTTCAGCTTCATTGATTTGACGTAAGCATCTGAAAACTTGTTTATACGAACTATGTCATTGGACACCGTCGCGATAGAAGGATAAAAACCCATCATTCTTACAAGAGCAACGTGCAGTGGGACATCATTAGATATTACATTACCTTTTGCATTTGTGATTCTACCATCGCTTAGATAAGTAAACCCATCTGCTACACCTCTAACAGCAGATACTGGTGAATCACGAAGAATATCTACAAACCTAGTAGTATCATCCTTCAACCCTATGACCTCTGCACCATACTTTGCAAGCGCACCTGTAGTCATAATAGCACCTTGGATACCATTATATACTGGCCCTACAAAGTTTTCTGCTTCACGCCAAGGATCAGCACCTGCTTTGAATACACCAGTTAAAGGTATAAGGTCACCGAATCCAAGCCTTGTGGATATTGTACCACCAAAAGCTCTATCCAAAATACCACGCATTACAAATGGGGAAGCACCGGGAACTAGAGCATCACTAAATTTCATGATCTCTTTTTCTACACTACCCATTTTGATGCCAAACTTTTGAGCAAGTGTATCAACTAGATCCATAAGATCATCAGCAAATGGGATACCTTTTACACCGGACAGCAGTAAGAGTAGACCTAAGAAGTATAGTCTTCCCTTGTAGTTCATACCTCTCATCAGTTCCACACTGATGATAACAAACTGTTTATACATAAAGATATATTGAAGGAAGTTACCCCTAGCCATTTCAGGTCTGTTATACATAGCGTATTCACCCTGAGATGTGTTCACAGCTTTACGTCCAAACTCTGCTGCACGTTCTTGTGCGTCAGCAAGGCTAGCACCTGCTGCTAGTTGTCTATCTCTTTCCAATCTGTACGCAGCTAGATATGTAGTTCTACGGTTCATTTGCTCCGTAAATGAGAACATATACATCCAGCCTTTAATCGCTGCTGCTGTCTTATTACTGTTTACACCACCTCTTGCTGTACCAACTAGAGCATTAAACTGAGCAGCTTGAAGCACACCCTCGGCTGTAGCATCTCGTAAGGCTACGGCTTCATCTTCACTTAAACCATGTTTGTCTTGTAGTTCTTGGCTAGTTGCTACTTCATTTACGTAAGCAAACTCAGCAAGCTTACCATTCTTCATATTCCTTGCAGCACGAACCATAGCTGCACCAGATGCACTGAAACCAAATCCTCCACCATAACCACGCTTTGGATTGTATGTGGCTAAATAAGGAACAGAGTGAGTTACCATAGACACTGCGTTAACCGCAGATGTAGCTACAGATCCACCGAGTTGGAATAAAACAGCTATAAGTTTTAACCTAGATCCTACTTCACCAGACAGTATATCCTCAGTAGAAGAATCAATATTAGCTGCATCACTAAACCATGTAAGGGTTCGTTTAGCTTCTTCTTTAAATTCTTCACCCCTACCTAGTGTTGCTTCTTTTACAGCTTTTCTTTCTGCGCCTTCACCTCTGTATATATTTACAGTTCTACCGTCTCGTACATCGGCACTGTATTTATACTTGAACGCATAGTCATCATACTCTTGTCTTGCAGTTTGAATCTGTTCTTGATTACCTACTCGTTCAGCACGAAGCATAGCTTCTTCAAGTCTTTTTAGCTTGGCAGGATTACCTCTCCACATATTATTATCAAGCATGATTTTATTTAGTCGATGCCTGTAATATGTCTTACCAGCCATATGACCTTGTGTTTCTAGATGCTCAGATACACTACGAATTACATCTGTATCCCAGCCTGCTACACCTGATCTCTGAAGGTTACGCCTTGCTCGCTCTCCTTGTGCAGTCAAAGCTACAGTAAGTCGTTCACGTTCAGATGGGTTGATACCAATATCAAGCCTTGTTAGTACATTGATAAACTCAGATAGATTTACTGTATCAGTAAGTGGTTGTGACTGTGCTGCTTTACCAAAGTCCGAAACAAATTTTACATCTACTTCGTTACCATCTTTATCAAGTACTTTGAATGTCTGCTCACCAAATGATTCATTTAGCTTTTGTTGTATAACTCTAGCTTCTTCCCTTGTTTCTGTTTGGAAATAGGGCATAGAGCCTTTGTATGATTCTTCTAGAAGCACATCTTGGCCTGCTGAATTAACAGCTTTGACCATAACTTGGAACTTACCTCGTCTGGTAAATGGTACATACGCACCCATAATGGTACGCTTAGCCAAGAACTCAGCGTTGGCGTTCTTAACATCAAGCAAGTAAATATTCTGAATTGTATTAGTAATCTGATTAGCTTGGTTAGAACTAAATCCGATTGCGTTAAGCCTTTGCAGCCCGTCAATAATATCTCTAAAGTTCTCATCTTGGAACTTAGATGCTTTTTCATTAGGGTTAGCTGTTACCCAATCATTTACTTTTGATTGCTCAAACAAAGCACGATTAATTTCTCGTATAAAATCACGAGCGTTCTCTACAGATTCATCGTTATAACGAAGACCAGATCCTTCTGCGACAGCATTTTCTTTATATAGTCTTGTGTACTCTTGGATAACTCTATCCAGAATATTGATTTCTACACTGGTAGGTGCATTACCAGATGTACCTGTCATATTTTTAAATGTCTCTAAAGCATCATTCTTCTGTTGGAGTGCCGCCCCAAGATTAGCTTCAAGTACATCAAGTGCAGACTGGTTTACTGCAGCTCTTTGTTCTTGGTATATACGCCATACATTTTCTCTATCTACTCGTTGGCCAGACTGTTGAGCTGCTTGTTCATAGTTAGGTCTATATGTACCGGACGGATCCTGACCTTCTGGTACAACATCTAGTGTATATGAGATTCCAGCATCAAATTCTTCTTGAGTTATTTCACCTGCTTGTTTGACTTGCTCAAAAGCATTAGGGTCAATAATAACATTACCATCTGGATCTGCTACAGCTAGTTTAGGAGCAGCCCTAATCATAGCTTCTGTTACAGCTTTACCTTTATTCAAAGCTGCATATGCAAGCATCTCACCAGCAAGGTTTAGTTCTGCTTCTGTTGGGCCTTGACCGAATCCCATCCAATTAGGAGCATGAGAGAAGGCTGTAAGTCTAGCATACTCAGCATGTAGCCTTCTGACCCTAGCTGATTGAGATTGGAATATCTTAAATACCTCTGACAGACCCTCTGATTTATGAGCTAGGTTGTCTAGAGTTTGTACTTTCTGTAGTGCTGCGCCCACATAGTTAGCAACGTCTGAGATAGTATCTTTACCCCCACGTCTCTTAACCATCTCAGAAAAGCCTGTAAAACTACCGAATGGGCCGGTGTTTTTATTCATTCCAAACTGAGTAAATAGCGTGGATGCTAGGTCTGCTCTATCATTCTCTACAGAATAACGTCCAAACATACTGTCACGTTGTAGACGTTTGAGGTTTTTGCTCAACTGTTGCGCAGATACAACACCGCGGCCACCTGTACGTAAGTTTCTACGTGATTGACTAATGAAGTACCGGGCAAGATCATCAGGGAATGTCATGCCTAGTCTATTCATAAAGTTTCTGACAGCAGTCCAGAATCTTGCAACCAGTGATATATCTAGGTTAGCAGCTGCATCAGCTAATGCTTCTTCTACAGCTTCCATCTTATCCATACCACGATCTATATTACGATCAGCTACAGCACGAATATGTCCGTCAGTTCTATATATCTCTCTGAAGATTGCATTCATTCTATCACGAGGCATAAAGGCTCTGAATCCAAAGTGGCCTAGTGCTTCGTGAGCTACTACAAATCTTACTTGTTGTTCAGTCTTAGCAAAGTCACTGAAGATAATAATCTGATCACCAACAGAAAAACCTACAGCATTTATCTGACCAAAATCACCATTAGGTCTACTTGCTGCAGCTCTTTCATATAGCTTAGGATTAGTAGCTCGTAGGTCTTCAGCATTTTTAACTACAGTTACAGTTGGCTTAGCTCGTAATTTTTTAAGAACCTGCTTAACAATAAGCTCAATCTTACCTTTTGGTACTGGATTAGTAATCGGCGCACCATCTGCTCTAAAGAAGTTACCATCTTCTTTGGTATCATACTGACCGAACAGATCATCATCTCTGATACTACGTGTATCTGCAGCTGCAGCTTCTGCACTTCTTATACCCTCAAGGAACTCACGCTCACGCTCTGCTGCTTTTAGTCTAGCTGCAGCAATAGTCTTCTGTCTTTCCTGAAGTTGTTGTGGTGTAAATGTCTTTGTGGTTGGTACGAATCGACCATCGCCACTTCTTACCAGTTTAATCTCACCGTTTTCGTTAAAGTATTCTTTTAGTTTTGTGCCTCTACCCATTCTAAATTCTGGGTCTGCATCAGCGTACAACCTGTTAAGACGTTTAATTTCTTTTGAATTTTCTCGTTTGATTTGAACTATAGCTTCATCTCTGATCTGTAAATCAATCTGCTTCTCAAGCTCAAGACTAGCTATTTCTTTTACTCGTTCGTTAGCAGTACGAGTATCTTCTGAAGCTGCCACTTCTCTAGTAGCTTCTTGTGTTTCTTGTGCAACTGGTTCTGCTACAACTTCTGGCTGCTTAGCTTTATACCAAGCTGGCATTGCTAGCAGTCTAGATTCTAGTCTATCAAATAGGTTTCGTTCAGCTGCGTAAGCAACCCAAGGTCTGTCTTTACCAGCTGCAGTACCATTTAGTTTATCATTAAGATTAGCTTCTGCTACAAATGCTTCATCCATAGCCTGTTGTTGAGCAGCACTAAACTGAGTTGTATTAATATAAGCCTGTGCTCTTGCTCGTACACTAGGCTGACCACCTGCAGTTTTCTTTGTTAGGTTTGTATCACCATTAAAGTACGCAAGATCCATAATGGTTTGTGCTGCATACTCTAAAGTTGTGCCATTCTGTATGGTACTTTCATCAAACAGAGCAATAGCTTCCTGTAGTTCTTCTAGATTAGTTAGTGTTATATTTTCTCTAGCTTCATCATACAGAGCTTTTGTTTTTTCATATGTGACTGTACCATCGGCAACCATAGCTTCGAACTTACGACGCTGACCTTCTGGTAAACGATCTAGTTCAACAGCACCTTCAATACCCATGTCTTCCCATGCTTCATACGGAGAAGCATATAGGGATGCTACACGAGTGTCTTCGGCGCTATCCGGTTGCCTATCTTGTTGTGTTTGATCTGCTGGTTGCGCAGCTTGTTGCTGGCTACCTTTCCGAAGGGCTTCTGCCGAGACTGCTTCTTGGCGTTGGATCTCGCTAGTCGGCGTCGCTCTGAGTCGCTCGGCTGGCCTATCCGCTGTGGTAGTTTCTTGTTCTTGGGTGTCTCTGCTTCGAACTGTTTCGCTATCTCTGGCTTGTTCGCTTGGAGCCACTTCTTCTGTGCTTCGCTCTTGAACGGCATCTTGTCCTCTCCTTAAGTTAGTAGCTGCAGGAGCTACAGGCTCATCGAAAGGTAACGGCAGTTGACCTGCCTGCTCTAGCTCAGCAGTGGTTGGTAGTGTTTCTACAGGTGTTGCAGCTTGTGGGCCTCTACGCAAAGCTCTTTGAGCAAATGGTACACCCATCCCCGGAAGGGATAACTGCCTAGGAGGTAGCGGTGTACGCTCCACCGTTGGCATTTTAAGCTGTGTATTTTCTGCAGTTAGTCTATCATTCTCAGCAAGAATTTGTTCGACTCTTGCATTTTGAAGCTCTTGAATCTGTTCTTGTTGACGTTGTTGTAGAGCCATATCGAACTCACGCTGCCTCTGCGCACGTTCTCTTTCAAGCTGTGCTTCTTGTCTGGCAGTCTGTGCTTCAATCTTTGCGTCTTGTTCTGCAACTTGGGCAGCTCTTAAAAGCTCTTGACCCATAGCAGTTTGCTGTACTTCAGGCTGCTGCGCTGCAATCTTCGCTGCTGCAATGGTTGGGTTTTCTAGTGGTAGTTGTTGCTGACCAGTAACTTGGTCTTCTAGTGCTTGATTTGACGTAGACACAGCCTGTCCTGCAGGATCAACTACAACTGTCTGGTTATTTAGAGCCTGCTCTACTGTGTTATTGGTATCACCTTGTGTCCCATCTGCGGCAACTGGAGCTTGTGTTGTGGCACCTTGATTCCGCAATCGTTGGATATCAAAGTATACATCTTCATTAGGAATACCTAAATCTCTATAGTTACGAGCTGGGCCAATACGTTGTATATCAGCTTTTTGTTGGTCAGTAAGAGGATAGTTTGGGTCTATTAAATCAGGCGCATAACCCGGGTTATAAGAAACAAACTCATCATCTGACATTGTAAGAAGTCTAGGATTCTGCCGAATAAGTTCTTCTGCTGTTTGACTAGGTAGAGGACGTTGACCTTGTCCCATTTCTTCAGCAGAGAATAATTCACCTTGAGTTCCACTAGGAGCAGGAAGGGCCGCTACAGAGGGAGGAGCTGGAAGGGCACCTGCAACCCTGCTCTCTAGTGGATTAGGGCTAGGGTTTTCTGGATCAACTGGATCTGAAGTACTTTCTGGTTCAGGATTGTTGTCACTATTGAGTAAGTCAGTTGGTTGTCCTTTTCTTAGATTTGCTACGCCACCGATAGGCCCACCTACACCAAAACCTGCAGCGAAAGCATTTAAAAGTCGTTTACCTGTTTCTGCATCACCAAGTTGGTTAGTGCTAGAAAGAAGTATAGCTTCTTGGCCTAGTTCTGTAAGACCTTCAAGAGCACCACCAACTGCAAAACCTTTACCTGCTCTACTAGCAATACCACCTTTTGCCATACCTGATGGAGATAAAGCAGAGTTAGGTACACCAAGGATTCTACCAGCTAAGAAAAATTCAGGAATTACTTCTAATGCAGCATAAGGTATAGCACCTAGTAGAGCTGTGCCTCTATCACCTACACCTGTGTCTCTTACTTCACCATAAATGTCAGCGACACCCATACCGTAAGCACCTGTCGTAGTACCAAGGAAAGCACCTCCAGCAATAGCTTGGTTTCTACCAGCCTGAGATGCTTTTGTAGCACCAGCTAAAAGTGCATCATCAAAGAAATCTTTACCTTTTGTAGCTACTCCAGATCTACCAACATAAAATGCAGCTGGATTCTTAATCTGAGCAGCACCTGTAATACCTGCAACTTCACGAAGAAGTTTTTTCTCACCGTTGGTAAGAACTTGTCCTTTCATATATTTTTTAGCTGCAGCAAGTACGCTTTGTTTAAATGATTCTTTACCCATAAGAGCAAGAACACCACCACCTACAGCTGTAAATGGGTTAGCACCACCGCCTGCAACTGCACCTGCACCCGCTCCGACCAAAGCCGTAGCAATAGATTCAAAGAGCATTGGCCCTTGTTGGGCTAGGTTAGCTACAAACCAGTCAATAGCACCATGAGATTCATCACCAAGCTCAATACCAGTAAACTCACGTTGGTATGGTTGGTTATAATAAAGTTCTTTTACTGCTTCGTTTACCCAGTCTTGACCTGTTTCTTCAGCACCAAGGAACTGCATACCTCGACCAGCAAGTAGTTTTAGATTACTACCACCGATCTCAAAGTTACGTGCAGCCAAGTTACCAAGGCTAGGATTTTCAATATTTTTAATATATCCAGCGTAAGTATCAGGAGATACTTGCTGCCAATCATAGCCAGCTGGAGCTAGCTTTGGTGGTTGAGTTAAAAACTCTTTAGACTGTACAGCAGAACTGGCATCATCTGCATCAAACAGAGCACCATTTACAAACATCTTGTTGGTTGATGGACTATATAATACCTGAGGCCCACTGACTTGTGGCTTATTTAAACTAGGCATTTCAAACTGAGAGCTGTTAACTAGGCTATCACCTAATGCAGCCATGTCTGCAAGACCGCCTCCCAGTGCTCCTATACCTACATCAGTTTGTGGTCGGAAAGGGTTACCAAGAGGGTCTAAGTCCATTGCTGTGAGGGTCGTACTCCCAAACGGTTTTAGACCTGCTTTTGCCATTACTCACCCTTGTTAATTCTATTTAGTGCATCTACGAATGCGTTACCAGAACCAGTTGCTACAGCTGGAGGAATCATAGGTTGTAGTTGTGGCCCAAAAGTTTCTTTATCATCTGGCCCCATTATTTTTGCTTGAGGGTTAAAGAAATATAGTACGCCGTTGATAACTACTGTACCTGTGCCATCGCCTCTACCTGTTGCTTTAAATTCACCATTAGCTTGCTTAATCATTTCAAGAAACAGTGCAGCTTTATCTTTAAGCTCTTGTACTTTGATCTCTTTGATCATAATAGCTTGCTGTTTTTGTAATTCTTTTTGTATATCAATACCAGCTTCAAACAACTTCATACTCTTTTGGCCAGCAAGTTTATTCATTGAATCACGGAAGTTGGAATCAAAAGTAAGTCTTAGTTCCTGCACCAACGCCGGTTCTGATACGTCAGTTTTATAATACTCACCATCTACAGTAATATTAAATTTACCGTCTGTACGTGGTATAATTCGAACATCCCTACCAGAATACATAGACCATACCATAGCGGCTTTAGCTGTGTTACCAAACTTAAGATCATTTAGACCTTGCATAGCTTGAAGGTATAAAAGTTTTTGATCTACTTGAGCGATAGATGCTCTGGCTGTTAGTGCTTTAGATTCAGCGTCATTAGCAAGATCAATATACTTTTCATAACTATCAAAGTTACCATTAAGTCTAGCAATTTCAGCAAACCTAGCAAACTCAGCAGCTCTTTGATTGAATCTTTCAACTATTCGTGCAGCTTGCTTCCTTGTTTCAAGAACGTATTTTGTATCTTGACCAGCTCTACTTGGGTTAGCTAGATACATTGCATCGTTAAATATACTATTTGATCCAGCTGATGAACCATCGTTGTTAACAGTCTCAGTGCCAAACAAAGCTGTATTAGTATCTGCTACAATCTGATTAACTTCACCATCAGTTTTTTGTAAAGAGCTTACGTTCTCAGTAGATTTAGCTGTATTACCTGTATTTGCAGACTGAGCTTCAGTTACAACTTCAGCATCAGTAGTTTTCTTTGTATCTTTTTTGTCTGTACTTGTATCTGTAATTTGAGATACTGTAGTTCCTTTAGCTGTTTTATATTCTTGATACCAACCTGTAGGATCAATCGCAGCTGCAGTAAGTTGGTTTGGATATTTTTGAAAGTGTTGCCTAGCTTCGTCAGTACGGAACCAATCAGCTGCCTCTACAGATTTACTTCTTTCCAATGCTTGTTGAGGGTTATCAGTAAAGTAACCTTTTATACGACCAAGAGGAGAACCTGCAAGCCTATCGCCGTAACCAATTGCTGCTCTAACAGCAATTTTTTCCATCAGTGCTTGGAACTGACTGTTTGCAAACAACTTTGTAACATCTTGTACAAAAGCTGAAGACTCAGGATCAACTTGATCAATACCAACTGTACCAGAAAAACCTATCTTAGCCATAGGATCATCAGGTTCTTCTACTTTTGTAGTAACAACCTCATCTTTTTTAGTCTCTGTTTTTTCTGGAGCTACATAGGTAGTAGTGTCGGCTATAGGAGGTAGTTTTTCAACTTTAACTTCAGGAGTTGTTACAACACCAACCTGAGGAGAGCCAAAACCCGAAGCATCAAACGTAGGCGCACTGCCTATACCAACAGTCCTGTCAACCATAGGACTATCTAACTTCATCCTATCAAGACGTTCTTGTTCTATACGCTGCAGTTGCTGCAGTTTAATTTGATTCTCAGCGCCTCTGTTAAAGGCTTGTGGATCTATGCCTAAAGCTTCTCCTAGGATACTCATAAGCTATCCCCTAACTAAGACTGGAACTAAGGTTATTGGTATTATTCTTACCCTCCAAACCAGCTACACGTTTGTTAAGCTCTTCAATCTGTTTATCTTTTTCCGTATCACTACCAGAAGCAACGTTAAGACCACCAAAGAACTCAGCAATGTTTTCTCGTTTCTTATCTTGATCTCGTCTTAGACCAGCTTGGTAATTCATTTGGTTAGCAAGAGCATTTGCGTACATCGGGCTACCACTTGGAATCAAACCATAACCAGTTTTAAGAGCTTCGTTCTGAGCTGTCATACCTTTTTGGAAACCTGCATCATAAGAAGATTGTACATTTCTACCCGCTTGTAGAGCCAATCGTCTTTCTTCTGCTGCACTCATACCTCTACGACCTGTTTGCAAGCCAGCTGTACGTCTGAAGTCACGTAGTTTCTTTTCTTGCTCAATAGCAGTTTTATTAGCTGCTTGAAGTCCAAAATATTCTGGAGAGAAGTAACCAGCTTGTACAACATATTGTTTAGCTGCATCCATCTTAGCATTAAATGCTGCTTCATCTTTTGCTTTAAGATCTGCAAGTTCAGCTGTATACGCTTCCAATGTTGCTGCTTCTTGTGGAGACAACTCAGGCATCGAACCCGGTGCAATAAGTTGCGTTGCTAGAAGTTGACCACCAGCTTGAAGTGTTAGGTTAGCAAGTGTATCTGGATTTGTAATCTTATCTACAACTTTCGAAGGTACTGCTGCAAGTTTTTCAGTGAAAGACAAAGCCTCTTTACTACCACCTGCACCACTGCCAAGTTTTGTAGTATCACCAACAACCTTATTAGGATCAGCTACTACTTCATTACCAGCGCCGGGATTTCCTCCGACGTTTGAAGGCGTTTGTTGATTACCGCCAAACATATTTGAAACAGATGTTTTAGCTCTATTAAATGTAGCTTGGACACCAGTCTGGTTTACGTTACCAAGACCTGCTCCGGTTCTCACCGCTGTGCCGTAACCACCGATACCACCGCCGATCAAACCAGCGATTGCACCTGCCTTAACACTTTGTCCTGTAACTTTAGCTGTAATAGCACCGAGCGCTGCACCTGTAACTGCTGACGTTATTACCGATCCTGCTGTAGTAGCAGCAAAAGCCGAAAGAGCAGAAACACCTGCTGAAGCCACAAGTGAACTTGCAATAGCTGGAGCTGCAATAGGGATTACAACAGCCGCCGCTACCGCGATAACTTTCTTTACACCCCCGCCATGTTCGGTTGGAGCGATTGGATAAATTGGAGTAGCATCAGCTGAGGGGCCAACTGAAACTACCAATGGATTGATTGTATTCATATTAGACCTCCGTTAAATCCTGTCTTAATAAGACATAATGACGTTCGAAACCAGCTGACGTTAAAATTTTTTCCATTGCTGGATGTACAGAACATTCTACTTTCTTTACACCACAAATCTTAGCCCAACCACAAACATCTTTCCAGAACATTTGTATCATATTTTTCAAGTCTTTTCCACCTAAAGCTACAACATTCATAGCTGTAAACCTAGGATAGTATACAAGCTCCATAACTATAACTAACTTGACAGTTGGGACTTCAGTGTCATCATTTTTAGCAACAATGATAAACACCTCACCTTTTAAGGCTCTAGTGTAAAGATCTTCTACAAGCATTTCGCCGTGCATAGCTTTTTCTATACACCGCTGTAGTAAAGGAGTACATTGACCCCAGTATTTATCTATAAGCTCTTTTGTAGATAACAACTGAGCTTCGTACTTAAGATCTGTGTTTTCCTTTTCTACCACTTGTAACATTATTTCTCCTTATATGAGGCCAGCATTTTATCAAAAAACTCTGTGCCTTTTGCTTTGACAATATCTTTTGGAATAACGTACTCACCGCCTTCTACTTCGATTTCGCCGCCGCCTTTCATCTGTACACGTACACCACCTTGATCATGTGAAGGGCCATAAACCATACCGCCAAATTCCATTTCTTGAACTGGAGCTTGTTGTGGCATTGGTTGTGCACCACCTTCAAACTGTACATCAGCTTCCATAGATTTAGCAGCTGCAATAATAGCAATAAGCATTCCTTCATCATACTCTTGAGGAAGATCTGCTTCAGTAGCAATACCTCGTTGTATAGCCATCTGCCTGATCTGAGGATACATTTCAGGATTTTGCATGACAGTTTTTGCTAACTGTATAATCATGTTCAATTCTTGTGGATTTACTTCACCCGATTGAATACCTGCCTCAATACCTGCTCGTATTCTAGCTACAACTTCAGGATTTTGTGCTAGCATTTCATTTACTTGCATATCCATCATTTGTGCATTCATCATAGGTGCGCCTTGCGGCTGTATACCTGCAGGACGTACAGGCATTCCGCCCGGCCCTACCATACCACCTTCTTGATATGTTGGTTGCATCCTAAAATCCAGTACTGGAAAGTTAGGATCAGAGCCTACCGTACCTGTTGGTATAGTTCCGATAGCTCCTGAAGCCACACCTGCTGGTGGGGTTTCGATTAATGTTTGTATACTTGGAGGTAAATCCAAAGATACAGAACTTGGTACTGCTCCTGCTACACCGGCTATTCCACCGCCCAAAACAGACGGCGTCATAGGTTCTTGCATAGGAGCCATTCCGTTTCCGTTTTGGTCGTTGTATGCCATTAGCCTACTCCTTTTAGTTGACGAAGAAGTGCATTTAACACTGCCCTAGTAAAAGCTAGGTCATTTGCTAAAGTTTGCACATCAGTTATAAGTTTACCAACGTCGTCAAGACCTGCTACTTCTTGACCACTAATAGTAAATCCTGCACCTTTTGCAGTTACCTGTCTCATATCTTGGTCAGGCATCAAGTTTACGGTTATCTGACCTTGAGTAATTGCTTTACTAATAAGATCTGATTCACCCCGTAATCCGGTTAATAGCTCTACGTTCTCTTTAACAGAGCTAATCAAAACACTTTGCCAGTCAGTTATACCTCCTTGTGGTACTGCTGGTATTGCTGTAAATCTAGCCATACTATGCTGTCCTCAATCCGTAAGGTGTTTCGCCAAAATGAATGGCTCTTATTCTGGACGAACCAGATACACCTACTTCGAATGTATCCGATCTGTAACCTGTAGGCAATCTAAATATCTCATCACTAGAGACATTTGCTTGAAATATAAGGGTTTTATCAGCAAACAACTTAAATGTAACAGGAAGAACACCTGTTAAATCTTTAAGATCTGTTGTTTGTGCATCACCATTTATAGGAAACGCATTTAATGTACCTATATTTACATCTCTAACACCGGCATCTAAATAATCCGTTGGCCCATTCATTGGCCCTAATTGGATTGATTTAGCCCACACAGCATTATTTAAAGCAGGAACAGTTGCATTAAACGCTTGTATATTAGCAGCTTCTGCATCAGGTGTTTGATAATCTGCAATGACCCTAGCAGCACCAAGATTTAAATAATCTTTAGTAACAATAGTTTTTGATTTCCATTCTAGAGGTGAAAGAATTTGATCTTCATTATCCCATTCAAGAATATCACCACTAGTACCTTGGGTATAAAACATAGTGCCTGTTTCAGGATCAGACCAAGCTGCGTCAAATAAATACTGAATATTTACAAAATACCCGCCAATTTTATCATCACGTTCAAATATAAATGATCTTTGACTGTGAGATCCAAAATACTTACCATTATAATAATGACCAATAAGAGTGGTAGGGTCTAAAGTATCTCCCCAAGTATCCCAGTCATGTACAAACTTGGTAATAAGATCAATACCAGTGGAAGGCGAAAATACAGCAAGGCCACCCCAAGTAGCCCATACAACACCATAACCCATATTTACTACAGATCGTTTAGATACACATGGATATAACGTATCAATACGTGCACTAACCATAGTCGCTGGATCGTTACCAGAAACTGAATATGGATACTCTTTAGTAAGAACAATAATATATCCAGCTACTGGCTGTATTGATACAATATCTGATTCAAATGTTAATCTATATTTTTCAGGCCAAGCGTGTGGTTTATCAGGGAATGAAAAACACAACTGATTGTCAAAAAACCCTACAAGAATATTATTATGAGCCGCTTTAAGACCTTTCATATTAGTAGGTGGGGGATCATATTCTTCTGAAGGAACTATAGTACTAAGACCACTTACAAGAAAATCGTCAGTAAAATTATAATTACCGCCATCGCCCCAATACCTAGCAGTGCTAGTACTAAGCTCAGATACATCATGAAATAATGTTCCTGTAGTTTCTGCTGTCTCACCTACATCAATAGCTGTTTGGGCAAAAGTAAACGCATACTCGTCTACAACGGACGCAACTTCACCAGTGGTGTTAAAAGTTGTTTGTCCTGTAATACCACTAATCTTAAACCTATCACCTTTAATTAAATTATGTGGGTGCGCTAGTGTAACAGTGGATACGTTAGAAGCACGTTTAACTTTTGCTGTAGCTGTAGGATACCAAAGTGTAGCTAGTTTAAAATAATCAGTGACAGAAGCTGAAACTACACTACGATAAAGATTAATACCCCTAATAAAATTTTGTCCTGTAGGGGGTGTGGTAGGTAGATTAGATACTGTAAGTGTTTGTCCTTCTTTTACATATGACTCATTTGAAGGAAGACTAGGAATAGATTCTTCACCCCAAGGGGTAAACCATGTAAAAATATATGTACGAATTTGTGTATTACCTGCAAGATCTGCACGACCTGAAGTATTAGCAGTTTTAGCTACTTGATCACCGGGGCTAAAATATTGAAAGTTATTATCACTAATAACTGTAATTTCTACATTAGTACCATTAAATGATTTAGCCTCATCAGACGAAGCAAAATCTCTAATCGTTACAATATTCCCTGTACGAAGATTATGCGCACTTGATCCATAAAATGTTGCCGTATTACCCGAATCACGCTCATAATGCGTAGCACTGACAACAGTAAAAGAAGTAGCCGCACCTGTGGGTTCTGTATCAGGCAGGGGAAGACCTAATTCGTAATACCCATTATTGACTGGGTACGGCTCACTTCCATTTGTTGCTAACTCGTAGTTAGATACTTTAGGAACGCCATCACCTGTAAAATAAAACCTTTGTTCCTCATCTTCTGAAGAAGTAGCAGTGGCAATATCTACATCGTTAGTAAAAGACAACCAAGCTAGGCTGTTATCTGGATTACGTAAAGCATGTAAAGTTTTTACAGCAACAGTTCTTTCTGTGCTATCTACAACTACTGGAGTTCGATATGGAAGTAAATCACCTGAATATAACTTGACGTTAAATGCTGTTTGGCCTGCACCATCTGGCAACAACTCTGAGGATATTTTCGGAGCTTCTCCTAAAAACTTTATGAGCTTTACTGATGCCATTATTCCTCAACCATTTTTAGTGCAACCTCTGTTGCCTCATCGTTTCGCCTAGTCCAACCCCTACCAAAAGTATCAAAGTGGTTTAGACCCTCATAAAAATTTTGCCTTACTTCTTTGAATTTTTCTATCATATATTTTGTATCTTGCCCTGCAACAAGTTCTAGTGTCTTTGGCCCTATCACGCCGTCCGGATTAGCGCCACAACATTTTTGTACGCCTTTGGAACTTCTACTTACTCCAGAATTAACAGCCCAATCAAAAACAACGTAGTCTAAACCGGAAGGTAGTTCATCGCAGCCTGCTTTTATCCAGTAGTTATTAAGATATATTGGAGCAACACTTTCTGGTGTAAGCTTCATCATATCTTGCTTGGTAACTTCGTACCCTAGCCAGTCTTCGTATACTTTTTTAGTAACTCCGAGGTTTGTCATACCTCCCGGATCGCGTTCGTGATTTACGAAACCTCCTTCGTGTTTCAACATTAGTTGTAGTGCTTTATCAAAGTTTTCTCTCATTTAGTGATTCCCTTTTGCTTTTCATATGTCCTGAGTCCTCCGATTCCGAGCATGCCACCCAAAACAGTTAGGAGTGTACCCATGTCAAATTCAGGTAACTCAGGTAGTTCTGCACCAGCAAAAGATGCACCAAATATAATTAGGTCTTTGATTATAAAGTGGTATGCAAATGCGATTGCACAAACCCAGCCAACCGCTGGACGCCAACCGCCTTTGAATAATGAACCAGATGCTGCTTCAGCTTTATTAACTTCGATTTGAGCGAGCGCTATCTGCTGGGCATGTTTATCTGCCATCGTAGCCAAGTCGTGTGCCAACTTAGCTTTCTGATCTTTGTCCTCTATGAACTTGTCAAGTAAGCCAGTTACTGGCCCTATTAGTGTTTGTAACATACGTTACTCCTCCATAAGTTCTACTATATCATAACTCCCATCTGAATTTTTTTCCAGCTTTACTTTTAATTCTTTACATTTCCACTGGTTATCAAAGTTTACACCGCCATTAACGTTACGTTTAATTGTTCTTTTTGTGGACAAACACTCTGATAATTTATCATAGGGCGTATATTCTATAGCTTCTCCATTGCTGTATAGAAGTAACACAAAAACTAGTTCTATCATGGTGATCCGTTCCTTAACTTTTCTATGTTTTCTTCTATGGACGTTATACGTTTTTCATAAAACTCCAAGGTTAATTTTTGTTGCTGGTCATACGGTGCTTGACCATCTTCTATTTGGGTTTGTAACTTTTCAAACTCTTTAGCTAAATGTTCAATTAACATAAACTGCTCAGAGTCTGCAGGTAGACTCCCCATTTCACCTCTAGGCCATTTAATACGAAACTCTGTGTTTTTCTCCAGATCAGCTTCCATTAGAGTAATTCTAGTTTCGATATTATTTAACCTTTCTACAATACCAAAATACGCCCACGTTGCTAATGAAGCACCTGCAATCAGGCTTATCATATTACGAAGTGGTAAAGATACCTCGGTATTTTCACTTAATTTTGTAGCCATATCATCTGTTTATACACCATCTAGTGGTAAATTTCAGTACCATTTTTTACCTTTTGTAGTTTACATATTGCTGTAATTTTTTCCCGTGGTGTGCTTGTTTCTGCTGGCATTGGAGGTTGATTCATAATACGCCTAGCAAAATATCTACACCGATTAATATCATACCAATAAGTTACAGGCGGCTGTAAAGCAGTTCCAAGATATATATGTAAAGCAAACACTGTTATCATTTCCCGTTCGTACTGCGTTGTGTCCAAGCAGTCGTCCCCATATAGGTAGCAACCACACCACCACCTGTAAGGTAAAATAAATTACTAATATCAGCCAGTGCGTTAACTCTTTCTATTGGTATAAAAAACATAGCTACAGTAAACACACCCATTGCAATTAAAGAAAACCTAGCCATCCTAAGTTGAGCTAGGTTTTTTCGTGAAGCATCTTCTGTTTGTTTAATTTCTTTAACATGACCAAGTTCTTCATCAGTAACTATACCATCACCATCTTGGTCATACTCAGCATATTTGGATTTAGTTTGTAGTTTTTTCGTCATACTATCCCCCGTTTCCTTAACACATACGCAGTTCCGAAAGTAACTGCACATAATACAAGAATACCTAGAAACCAAAGGATACCTAACAATATGTTTTCTTTAAGCTCTTCCCACTTTTTAGCTCGCTCTTTGGCATCTTCTTGCCTTCGTTTTCTAGCTTCAACACAAAACCTTACATAATCGCTATGTAAACCGGGCCTGCCTAGATATATCATCATTTCTTTGAGTTCATTCTCTTTTTGTTTTAGCTGTTCTAAAGCCATGAACTCTTCTAGATCACTTTCATCTTTACCTGTGAAATTTGACCATATACTGTTTTTTCTTCTTTGTGCGTGTTTAGCTAGATCATCTGTAGCATGTGTAAAAGCTGCAATCTGCTTACCGACGGAAGTTAGCTCCCGCCCATTTTGGACGGCAGATTTAATGACCGAATAGGCCGCGTTCGCTGCTGCTACATACTCCAACATAAATAAGTTCCATAGTTTATTTCTTCTTAACTACTCCGCCTTTTTTATAGGACATCGGTTTTTTTGTTTTTTTAATTTTACCGCCTGTTCCATAAGACATAACTTTTTTCTTCTTATCTTTTTTCATTCCATATCCCGGCATATTATCCTCCTATTAGTATTGCTGTTAAAATAGATGCTAGTCCGACGATTAAACATCCAGCGGCTGCTAGCATTATCCGCTCGAGTCTTGTGATTCGGAAGATGATCATATCATAACGCTCAGCACAAACAGCTTCATGCTTAAGTAGTTCTTGTTGAAGTTCTACTGTCGTCATCTTTTTAGTCATCCTCTAAACCCAATACTGCCTTAGTTTGATCTTCCACTCCCACTTCTGGCTCATCAGGAAGTTCTGGTTCTTCTACAATAATTGCGCCTTCTGGTGGATCTTCTGTTCTAACGAATGCACCATTTGGCAACATGTATAGAAGCGTCCGTTTATTCACTAGGTTTCTCCGGCCATGCAAAACCTGTAGGATTACCATCCTTATCCAACTCTTCTGTGCTTTTATATGTTTTTGTTATATCTCTTAGCTTTTGCCTATATGTAGCCCAAGCTGCTGGCACTGCTGTATCATCTTCTTGTGCTTTAACAACTACCCAATCGCAATCTGCTAGTTTAGCATTACGCTCTGCTCTAAGTTGTTCAAGTTCCACTGCAGGAATACCATCGGCAACAGCCTTCCATTCTGCTTGTTTAGCAGTAAGCTCGTCACCTGTAATCTCTACTCGCTCGCCATTTATTGTTTGGTAATATTTCTCAGCCATAATTACCCCCTCTCAACCCCAAATATTTCAAATGATCCATACTGGCTATTGCCTCCAGAGCCGTATATATGACAGCCTGTTACAGTTGTATGGCTAGGGTTAACCGTAAGTGCGCCGCTAAACTGCTCCAAATAATGAGTAGTGCTAGTTCTATGAATAAGTTGAGAATCTCCTCGTATCTGTGCTCTAGCCCAAGACCCATCGTGAGGAATACTAATTATAGCCATCCCTTGAGAAGCATAACTTGTACCATTACCAGCCATCCATATAAAATCTCGCTGCCCACCGTAGTTTCCGTTTGTATTGTAAGTGGGATGACTATCGGTTTGTTGTGAACCATACCAAGCAGCTACACCATGATAATCATTAGCGGTAATATCACCACTACTATTTCTAAATCTAAAATAAGTGTGGTTCCAGTTAGGAGCATGAGATACAGTCCAAGTTAGTATATAATTTGAGTATTTTGTATAATCAAAAACATCGAAGATAGCGCCAGTAGTATTAGAAGTCCAACTAGACTGACCTAGTAAAACTAGCCCACCACCATAAAGTTTACCATTTATAGAAACATTACCATTAGTAGCTACTTCTAGTTTTTTAGCAATATTACCACCCGGAATAAGAGACACTTTACCGGGGTTTGACCAAACGTAAGTCTCGCCGGACGCAAGATTGTTACCTAAGCCCGTGCCGTTGTGTATGAGATAGCCAGAACCGTTGTCTGTTTTTGCCTCATAATAAGCATAATCAACTCCGGAAGTCGTGTTTTCGATTTTCATACGAACTTGATTAGCGTTTGTACCTGTAGCATGAAGAATTTCTTGAGCTGAAGATTCTATATCTATAGCACCAGAAATCGTACCTCCAGAACCTCTAATATCAATATCTCCGAACAACGCAGCAGTAGGTCTAAGCTCAAACCTATCACCAATAGCAAAAGCACGAGCTGTAGTATTATCTTGAGCACGAACTACAGTTAAAGAATCTGTAGAACGAGCAGTTGCTTTTACAATCTCGAGATTATTGCTAGTATCAATGATAGTCCCGTAAAAGTAATCGCCAGAGCCGAGAGTAGGAAAACGTGCACCCTGTCCCGTATCAAGAGTAACAGTAGTGTCAGAAGTATTAATACTAGCTGACAGAGTACCAAAAGCATTATTTGTAACTTTAACTCCCATTAGTGATCTCCCTCATGAAGTACCCACCCTTTGGAGTTATCGTTCTGATATGCCTCCTCATCCCAATAATAATCTTTGCCATCATCTGGCTTGGGAATAGGTTCTTTCCATACATACTTTGTATCATCAAACACCCAACTAGCCATAGGTTTTGGTGAATAGAAACCTGTTCCATCATAATGATCACCAACCTGTGCAAAGTTTTTTCTCAGCGCAGTACCTCCATCTGCATGAACACCTTCTGCAGTATTGTATGAAGTTTGAACCCATTCTCCGGGAGAATTATCTACAAATGTATTGATATAGTCTGAGTCAGCAACAATGACTTCAGTTACAATACCATCAACTACTTTTGCATAATGTGCCATGTTGCCTCCCTATAATTGAAACCTTATTACGACAATGCCTGAACCACCATTGCCACCTTTATTATTTCCACTTCCGGGGCCACTGCCGCCTGCACCAACTGTAACAGTATTAGAACCTGAAACTGAAATACCAGTTAAAGCTCTCATACCGCCAGCTCCGCCGCCGCCACCTGATCCGTCACCAGCTCCTCCGCCGCCTCCAGAACCTCTATTAGTGTCGCCGTTTTGAGCATTAGAACTACCGGAAATAGCGCCGTTACCGCCGCCTCCAGTACCTCCTTGACCTTGTCCACTGTTTGTGCCGCCTCCGCCGCCACCTGCGTAAGCAAAATTTGAACCTGTTCTAAAATCGTTATTTGTACCGTTTCCGCCGTTACCTGCTTTATTACTTGGAATTTGTGTTTGTCCAGCAGCTCCAGCTCCTCCGCCGCCACCGCCGAGGTCTCCACTCGTGTGTCCTGAACCACCTCCGCCATTGTTTCCTTGTCCTGATGTTCCTGAGCCACCGGGTGCGTCACCACCTGAGTCATCACCTCCGCCGCCTCCGCCTGAGCCGCCGTTATTTCCTGACTGAGCTGTATTTGAGTCATCAGACCCGCCACCTCCGCCGCCTCCGATTGAGGTGTACGACCCAAAAACACTGTTATTTCCGTTTCCTCCTCTAGATGCACTACCAGCTCTACCGCCGCCACCGCCGCCAGCGACAATTAAAATATCAGCAGTAAGTGCTGGACTATTGGAATCTACGGTAAATGTACCAGAAGAAGTAAAACTATGTACTCGGTAAGAACCATACGTTGTTACAGTACCGCCTGAAGGTAAAGCTATAGCAGTTTTAGATACGCCTGCAGATTGAATACCGTCTGAATTAGTAACACTAACTGTTACAACATTACCAGCTGTGAGATTACTAAATACCGAGGAAGGCACAGTTACTGTTGCAGCTGTATCAGATGAAGGTGTCACAGTTACATTTACATCAACAGAATCGGAAGACTGAAGAAAATTAACAACTAAGTTAGCTGTTTGGAATCCTTTTCCTGTTAAAGTAAGTGTGGAAGCACCCCCCACGTATATCTGGCCTGTAACACTACTTAGCGTAGAAACCACAGAAGAAATTTTTAGCCAGTTTGAGCCATTCGAAAAATATACAACGTCATCATCAGTGTTATATCTAATGTGTCCCTCAGTACCACTCGCTGCAGGTTCTTGTGCATCAGTGCCTTTAGGAAGTGCAAAAGACCCCGTAGATGAAGTACTCTTATCATATGGATCAGCAGCTTCAGTAAGACCTTGTGCTGTTACACGAAGCTCAATTCGATCACCAATAGCATAAGCTCTTGCTGTTGTGTTCTCTTGAGCACGAGTTACTGTAAGTACGTCACTTGAACGTGCTGTACATTTAACAATCTCAAGATTGTTAGAAGAATCAATTAGTGTAGCGTAAAAATACTCACCGCTCGAAAGAGATGGAAAACGAGCGCCATGACCACTTGCAACAGTAATACTAGTTGCGCTGTTAGATAAACTAGCAGCTAACGTGGAGTGACCATTGTTAGAGAATTTTACACTCACAACTTAACTCCTTAGTTTACAGTAACAGTCCAAGTAATACCTAGTGTATCAGCAGCTCCTTTGTTAATTACACTGAAGACAGTTCTACATAGAAGTGTACCACTTGAAGATGCGTTAAATATTCCAGCCTCTGTAATTGCTCCTGTACCCGTACCAGCAGCAAATGTTGCAACATAAGCAACTGCGTTACTAGTTACAGTAGTTGACGTAAGCGCTACCCGGCCAGCCTCAGTTCCAAGAGCTGCATCACCAGCGGCTGCAGCAGTGCTGCCAGTGCCGATAGCCATATGACTCATAGCTGTAGCTGATGCGTCTTTCATTCGTGACGCAATATATTCTTTACCGTCAGTAACAACGATGTTAGGTACAATCGTTTCATGTACGTTACCGTCAGGTTTTGTAACAGTAATTTTTAGTTCACCTGTTACTTTGATAGTATCATTAATCATGCCCATCTCCTTTTATGTATGCCGACCTGCAGATAATGGAGTCTCATTTAAGAAATGTCCATTAAGTTCAGTATCGTCTGTATCAGTATATATGAAATTAACCAATAGTCCAGCGTTTGTTGAATCGCCGTACGTTATTGTATCGTTATTTATCTGTGGGTTATTTATTAAGCCCGCACCGCCAATAATACCAACAAATTCTTCTCTACCATCAGTCCCAAACCTAAATACATCTTGTACAAAAGCTCTGCCTGATTCTCCTAAACCTCTGTGATAACCCCTAATACTTGACGGATTATTATCAGCATCAATCGCGTAAACTCTACTAGGATAAACATAATCTGACTCGCCTAGTATTAAGCTAGTAACTAAATTTTCTGTAACAGATGCTGTATTAGAAAAAGCCTGTTGTATGTTAAACACAGCAGATTCTGTAGCAGAAACAGTGTCTGACACAGGAATGTTAGGTTCTAACTTTATACCTTCTACTGCTGTAAAGCTATCTGCAAATCCCGGTATAGTTACATTAAAAGCTGTAGACTCTACGGGTGATGCGGTATCATTAAAACCACCATGAGTAAAGTTTTTGGCTGTAGACTCTGTAGCACTAACAGTATCAGTTAAACCTTTAGTTGAGGCAAAAATATTTATTTGGTCTGAAGCTGTAACAGGATCAGGATCTACATCAGCATCTGATAAATCAAAATCTATATTTGAAGTAAATGCTTTTATGTTTGATTGAACTGCAGTTACATCGTCAGTACTAATCTGTGTAAGGTTTTTAGCTATTGCTTCTGTAGCTGTAACTGTGTCATCTAATACGGTTGTTACATCAAAACGATCAATTGCCTCAGAAGTTGTTGCTGTGTCTGTGACATTTTTATGAGGCCGCAATTGATTGATTGCTTCTGATGTAGACACCGAAGCTGTGATACCCGGTTTAGCAGGATTCTTAGCAGTAGACTCAGAAACTGTAACATCATCATTATCTGCTAAATCTGCTATAGTTACATCTATTGCTGCTGATTCAGATACAGTAACTGGTGTTGCATCTACGTCAGCATCACTAGGATCAAAATCTATAAAATCTGTAAATACTTTTACACGAGACTCAACCATAGTAACTGAGTCTGTTTTTGCCAGCTGAATATTACGAATGCCCCCATCATCTGTTACTGCTGGGCCTTCAGTTTTAAAAGTTTCAAAATCTTTTTGTAAGTCAGTTTCTACACCAACTCCGTCTCCAACATCGGTAGCTTCAACTTGCTGCTCAGGAAGAATACTAGTTGGCACTATAAAATAACTAGCATTTATACTTTGGTTAGATATTGAAACCCCAACTGTAATATCAGGATAAGAAGGACTAGCTGATACAGTAGATACAGCAACAGATGCACTTATTACTGAATTTATAACAATAGAAGATATAGATATACTGCTATTGGCCATTACGAGTTAGCTCTAACTCTGAACTTTAATACTTCGTAAACAGTCTGCACATTAGTGCCATTTCCACTGTAATCAATTACAATTTCACCTTCATATTCTCCGGGGTCAACATCAAGTACACCGCCTGCAAAGTTAAATATTACTTTACCATTAGTACCCGCACCATCTTTAACGGTATTAATAGTAGACAAAGTTGTAGTTGTGCCTCTTTTTCTAAATTTTATAGAAACACTAGTTGAAGCTAGTGATAAATCTAAAGGTGAGTTAGCTGTATCGTCTGTAAGCGTTAAAACGATTTGTGGTAATTCATCTCCTTTTACTAGTTTTATTGTTTCAGCCATAATCTACCTCACGCAAATTTTTGTGCCTGTACTCGGACAGACGATTTAGATGCACCGATATTAGTTCTAGCTCTACGCTCCGACAATTTAAAAGCAAACTGTTTAGCATGATAAGAAGCTAATTCTCTGTCACTCCATGTTCTATCAGGTAAAACTAATAGATGTTGTAGTGCACCGTGCATAATTACATTTTCAAGTTCATCAAGAAACTTTTTATCCATTTTTGTAGCTGTACGCAAAGGTTTAAGACATACAATCATTCTAACATCATAATTTTGAGTACTATCAGGTAGTGGTGCTACAGAGAAATTATCAGGGTCTAATTGAGTTATGTATCTAGGCTCTGCATATTCATTAGCACTTTGGTTAGGCCACGTAGGATAAAGATCATACAACTGTTCTATAGTAACAGGAGTAAGCTGTTTTCCATTTATAGTGGCAGTTATAAACGCATGAACCTCTGCATCGTCAGGAGTATCATACGCATAATCATATGCACCCGGAACAAGTCTAATCGAAGGTTGTTCATAACGCCAAGCTAATGTACGCTCACATGCTTCGATAGCAGCATCACGAACATATTGCTCTACGACTGGCGTTGGGCAACCGGGGACACTAGGAGATAACCTATTAACGATGTCGAGGAATGTTCTGTTTGTATATATTGGCATTAGGTAACATCCTCCTCATCAAGTCCACCTCGCTCAGGATCAGTAATAGCCCTGCTCTGTGCAGCAACACCAAGAGCTTGAGTGAACGATTGTTGAAACAACTGTGCCCGTTGTGAGTTTACATGCTCATTATCAACTGACTCAGCAATAAATACAGTGGCATCTACAACAACTGGGAAGTAAGCATCTGGTAACAATGCAACTGCTGTAGTACCATCGTAATCTGGTGGTGTTTGAGAATACTCGCCTATCAATATTTGATTAGCAGGAGCTTTTGGGTAAATAAAAAATTTGTTTGCGTTTCTAACATGACGCATAAAATTAACAGCAGCACCTTCAGGATCATTCATCCATGTAGGGTATGCTTGGTCTAGTGCTTCACGATTAGTTTCGATAATGCCATTACCATTTTTTACAGAATATATTTCAATAAGACGGATAGAATCTGCAGGTGTAGACTGTACTACTGAACCTTGAGTAGTGGGAATCTCAGCAATAATTGCAAACAGATCAGGTCTAAGCACTGCTATTCTTTTAAGTGCTTGGTTAGCAAATCCTACCAAGATAGTATCCGAATAACGCTGGGGGCTATTCGTATCTTGTAAGATCCGTCTTACTTCAGTAATGACATCATTTAATATCACTTCTTCTCAACCCATGCTTCGTTTTCTGGTGTAGTAGGATCATCTTTTACATAATGACCTTTACTATTCCTTGCTCTCTCTAAACCTCTTGTTGCTTCTTCTGCAAGATCTTCTGGTGTAGAGTCACCTTCTTCAGGAATTTCTTTTGTTTCAAGATCAACTTTAGGTTTTCTATTTTTTTGTTTTTTAGGGATATGTTTTTCTGGAAATGCTTGTTCTTCAGTCACTTCTTCAGTCAATGGATTATCAGCAAGAATTGCATCCCACTCATAAATTTCACCATCTTTAATATTTCTTAACCATCTTTGAGTCATTGTTGTACCTCCTACGTAACTCGTTTAACTCTCTTAGAGCTTTTCTTTTGTGCAAGACGGCTGCGCTTTTCAGCTGCAGTAAGCTCTGACGCTGTCTTTGGGGTATCTTTTGAAACCCGTTTAGACGGGCGACAATAAGGGTAACCACTTCTTTTTTCTCCTTTTTGTCTACCACAGGGTTTACCTGTACGTACATCTACCCACTTCTCTTTAAACCAGCGTTTAAGTTTAGCTCCTTCCTCTGTCTTGCGAACTGCCATAATTATACACCTCTTACTTCTATCACGTTTTTACTTCTTTGTATTCTTCTTTTTAGATTTTCCCCAATTAGCAGCTCCAACCTTTCGGCATTTAGCTAAAGCTCCTGAAGCATACGCTGAAGGCCAAACTTTATAGCGAGCTTTTACTTTATAGTAACAAGCGTCTTTTTTAGATTTTGCTTTTGGTGCTGCCATAATTACCTACCATTTCTTACATGACCAATAGCGAGCTGTCATCTTAGATGGTGGCCTGCTATCACAACCATGTCTTGCCCTAAAGTTTTTTCGTCTTCCGGGTTGATTCTTTTTAATTTTCATATTGGCATCTCCAAACCTAATAATTTTTTCTTTACCATTTTGACAAGCCTTAACAACAAACTTTTTACCGCCAGAAACTTGACGTTTTGGTTTGTTACATGCCATCTTAGATTTGTCGATTTTAGCCATTACGCTTTAGCCTTTTTTTGAGCTGTTTTACTTAACTCTTTAAAATGAAATAAACGCTTACTGGTTTTACCGTGTGTCTTTCCAGAATGTAACTGACCATTAGGCATCTTATGTGTACCACCTTTATGTTCAGTTCCGTCACGGAAATAATGTTTCATACCTTTACCCATAACACCTCCTATGTAGGGAGGGGGGCCGAAGCCCCCCAGCCAAGTTTATGAACAGTCAACCATTACAGCTGTAAGTTTCATAACTGCTGCATCAGCGGCATTGTTAAGCACAATGTCAATTGTATCAGCAGCTGTGTAATACTTACCAGCTTCATAAGCGTCAGTTCCAGCTACAGTAAGATATGCTGCTGTAGCATTAGCGTTAACACCATCAAGGTATCCATCTGTGTTATCGCCGTCACCAACGTCAACTGTTAGTGTTCCGCCCTCAGCAGTAGTAACTTCTAGAGCCACATGTGTGACCAAAGTTTGTGCTGGGACTTTAATAACTTCAAGAATATCAGCACTTGTAAGTGCAGTCAGACCAGCTGCTGCCCTTTCAGTAGTGATAGTAGCGAAGTTTAGGTCTACAGTTACAGATGATACTTTGTTGATACCTGCAGCAACGTGCGCAGTACCAGTACCAAGGTTGTAACCTTTTCCATCATTATATGTAGCCATGATCTAAGCCCTCCTTTATACAGTTACAATCATTGTGGCAAGAGCTTCAGGCTTAACGACTTTATAGCCGTAAACTTGAAGACCACGAATGATGTTACCAAAAGTTGTTTCAGATCTAATGGTTTCCATGTTTGTCATCTGAGATGCAAACGTGAAGCCCATCTTGTGACCACCGATTACGCTGAACTCACCACCCGCAGTTTTCTTTAGGTTATGAGAAACGAAAACAGTGAACCTGTCGATCATGCCCAAACGTCCGTTACGTAGCGGCGACTCGTTGTCACCAGTAATAGACGCATCTTTAAGGTCAGATTGCTTGATAAGACCAGCCATCTTTGCAGGAATCACAAGAAAACGATCCCCTTCTGGACAGTTAGCTTCGTCAAGAACTGTTCCCATGTCTACGATTTTGTCGATGACATTGCTCTTTGTAAGAGCTTCGGGAGTACCTGCTACACCAAGATCAATGTTTCCAGAAATAGCGCCAGCTGTTTGGCCTTTGTTATTCGCGGATACATCTGGTAGTAGATCAGTCAGAACACGCTGATCAATTTTGATCTTCATACGCTCTGAAGCGTCTTTAGACCACATATCCATCAATGCGATGTCAGACTGAACTTGATCAACATCGTCTTCAACACAAGCAAAATATTCGCCCTTGTCAATGATGAGTTGTAGTTTAGCCTTGTCAGGATTTTCAACTGCAAGAGTTTGACCCTTAACATAGGTTTGAATAGTGATTTCAGGAGTAGTACGGATGTTAACCGTATCACCCATTTGTCTGATCTCACCCTCATAGTCAGTGTTTGAGATTGCTGCGAGCACAGTTGCGTCGTAGAAATTCTCAATCAGCTTCCCAGACCAAATCTCTGGGATGAAGTTGCCGGTATAATCTGGTCGGCCACCAGTTACTGCAAAAGCCATATTAGCCTCCTTTAATTAGCAGTTACGATACGACCTTCTCGTTGTGCAGCGAAAATGTCGCGTTCAATTCGACCCCGCTCCGACTCTCTGCCTTTGTACCTACCTTTTCTAACATCACTAAAAAATTGTTCGATGTCAGCAGGTGAGTATGTCTGGTTTGCACCCTGAGTTACAGGTTGACCACCGCGCCCTCGGCCCGGTGCAACTTGTTTCTCGAGTTGAGACTTTGCTTGATCATTAACATGAGCAGTCTCGACCTTACCGTTTGCCTGCGCCCAAGTCTGAAAGAACTGCGCCACACGATTAGTATCTAGATTATTTTGTGCATCCTCTAGATATGTTTGACGGCTAATACCAGTTAGCGGGTCAATCTCTAACAACCAAGTCTGAAAGTCTGGGTTATCATTAATCTCTTGCCAATTAGGTACAGCATTGGAAATTCCAGTCCAAAACGCTTGTTCACTAGATTGCTTTTGTTGTGCTTGCACTTGATGCACTTGTGGCACAACTCCTTGCAACTGCTGAATTGTTTTCTCCAACTGTGCAATACGCCCATTTGCTGCATTGACTTCTTCGCGAGCTGCTCGTCTCATAACATCAATAGAATCACCATACTCTTTAACATCAGCATCTGTAATCAATGGATCAGATTGCGGTGGTGAAGTAGGTTCTGCTGGTTGATTGTTAACAGTGCTAAGCAACTGTTCCAGTTGGGATACTCGGCTTTGCATCTCACGGTTTTGTGCGTTCAAACGTGGAACGTCCGCGTTATACATGCCTTGTAACGTTTTGTACTTTTGTTCCCAAGTTTCTTTAGGTTGGGTATCTGATGTGCCTTGCTCACTGGCTTCAGATTGAGGTGCTTGTTCTTCAACACTGTCGGAAGCTTGTTCTACAGGTTGCTCAGCAGGTACTTCAGTAGCCTCGGCAGTTTCTGTCTGTACTGTTTCTGCCTGTACTGTTTCTGTTTCGCCGTTGAGTTCCTTGTACAACTCCTGTACTTCCTCAGATTGTTTTTGAACTTGCTTTGGTATTGCCATAATCGCTCCTATCGGTATGCGTAATTAACAGCTGTCATTTTGACTTTGCTGCAGTTTCCGGGGACTCTTTCATGAACTTTAAAAGTTCTGTCAGAACTTGACACCGCCCCTGTGCAAGTGTCGTATTCTGTGTGACGTGTGGTAGCTGCTCTAACTCGTGCATACGCCATTCCTCAACGAACTTAACAACGTCAGGATATTGGCGTACTACCGTAGCTAAAGCCTTAATAACTTCTGGTGATGGTCGGATCATCCTGCACCCCCAGTGTCACGGTTACTAACTGTGTTTGCATCTTGTCCACCTTTGGGAGAGCCATCAGGTTGAGTAGGTGTACCACCGCCTGCTGCTTCTGCTTTCGCAGCCTCAGCCTGCATTTGGGCAGCTACCCTATTGATGTACTTTTCTTTTTCCCGAGATGGAATGATGTCATCCACAGGCATTTGCAACCCTTTAGCCACTTCGCGAAGAATCGCTGCACGGCCTTCCTTGCCAACAATTTCCATGTCGATCTGGTTGGCGGTTGCGTTAAGAAACTCAATACGACGAATATTAACAGTCTCTTTGACTGCGAGATTAACTGCACCTTTTGGCATAATCTCTACATCGCCTTTAATAGATTCATCTTCATCATAACGCATGTTGTACACAAATTGTCTATGTACGATTGGTTTGATGATTTCATTGTCAATGTGCATAACCACTTGCCTGATACCTTTACCGGCAGAACCCATCAACATTGAAAGTCCAGACGCTGTACGACCAGCGCCTTGCACATTCAAATCACCATACACATAGGATGGGATACCTGAATGGTCATCGGCTAGCTTACTAAACTTATCATATACAGCCATCAACGTATTAGCGTTGTCATCAGGCTGTGTAAACCTAACAGCAGGTGCACTCGAACCTAGCGGGTCGTTCGTGACTTGCCAGATTTTCCACGGGTGGAGTTGCGTGATGTCCTCGTTCGGAGGTATTCTTTCAAGGTTGACCTCGACTTGAGGGCCGCTAGAAATTCCCATGTTATTGATAAGCGCACGAGCAGAAGCGTTACAAACGTTCTGTATGTCTTCAATAATTTCTGGTATACCTTTTCCCCAAAACGCACCGGGGCACTTGATAAAAGACGTTTTAGCATATGGCTTTTCTCCTAACGGATCATAGTTAAGAACAGCCTTAATGACGTAATTACCTACAATCCAAACATTAGCATCATATTCTCTCGCTTCATCAGGTACTTCTTCCTCAGTAAGACCCCACTCAATAAGCATCTTACCGCTGACCTTTCCCCAAAATTCCAAAGCATCAAACACTTCAGTAGGTCGATCAAACGAGTGAAACTTTCTTTCCTCCTCATCTTTAGCTAGCTCAACGTCTTCGTTAATCCATGATTGGCCATTACCAATTTCTAAAACTTTTCTGATAGCATCCTCATCATAACCGGGAACTCCAATCATATCTGATAACTCAGTACGAGAAAGAGGGTGATGTTCAAAAATATACCCATCACTAATATCTGTAATGGAAGGCTCAGGATAAATTCTAAACGGATCTACACGCTCAAACTCAGGAGCAATACGCTCATCAGCTTCAACAGTAGTTCTACCATTCTCACCTATTGTATATGCTAACTTACGCTGCCTACGAACAACCGGGCCTTTAATAAATGCGCATGGGTATGTAACAAGGTCAGTAACAAAATCATTAAATGATTCACCCCAACCACCTTGTGCAAACTGATCTTTAATTTTAATTGTCATTCTTTTTGCACGATTGTCTGCTTCTTGAAGCATTTTAAATCTGTAATCCTGAGCAATCATCTCCTTCATCTCAGCGATTTCATCTGGCTTAGGAGCTTGCCCACCGGCTTCGATTGTACGAATAACTTGTGCTGTGAATAACTGCTGAATTTCTGCAGTATGTTGTGGGGATAAATCAGGAATAGGTGTGGGTTGTAAATCCCACGGAGGTGTACCTTGATCAAGAAGAATATCACGCAGCCAGCTTTCTGCTGCACGACATTTAACTTCTGTAATCATCATATAAATATCAGACCCACCCTGTTGATGAATCTGTTGAAGTTTATCTGCTTCATACTCACCATTACGTTGTCGCAACGCTCGAAGCATAATATTCTCAATAGGTTTCTTTGCTCGTCTAGCTGCGTCCCAACAATGCCTAAGATGTGAAGTAAGACCAAGAATAACACCATCATTCTGGCGCTCAGCTAAAGCTTTATCCCTCATCTCTTTCTCTCGTTTAACAAGAGTAGCGTTGTCAACAACTTGAAGCATTATGATATAAATCCTCTTCCTTTTTTATTTTTCAGAGCATCTTTAAGTGTGTTAACTGGTTTAGAAGCCTGCACAAAATTAGCAGCTTGAGATCTAACCGCAGTTTTTAATTTATCTGCTTTTTGTGCTAACACAGCTGCTGCACCACCTGAAGGTGTATCAGCTACAGGAGCTTTAAACTCTCCTGATTGCATAATCTTACCTGCACGTTTAAACTCAGTTCTTGCCTGTTGAATAGGTTCAATATCAAATTTTGCTTTTGATACTTTATCGTCGGGGGCTTTTGCTCCGGCTTTAATGTATTCGTTCACCTGCCTACGAGTGTAAGCGTCCATTTGTTTTTGTCGTAGTTTAGTAGCTTCGTCCTTAAACTCTGTACCATAGTATTCAAACTTACCCGGCTTCTTTATCTGTTTGACATCTTTAATTTTAAACGGATCATCAATACTTGTCTTTGGTGCTTTAGCAAAGTCAGGAAGGGTTGTATCATAATAGCTGTACACAAGTCCTTTTCCATCAACTCGAGTATCAATAACCTTACCACCGGTTTGATATTTCTGAACTTGTGGTTTTATTCCAGATGTATCCATCTTAGGATTATCTGAGAAGATAGTGTATTTTTTGGTCATGATGTAAACTCTTCCTCATCCATTTCTAGCATAGTGTCGGGATCGTTTTTATCCGAATAAACGTACCCACCTCGTTTATATTTCTTTGCCAAATCTTTATTAATTTTCTTTTGCACGTCTTCGGGTAGAGACGCGAAACCTTTGTATTTCTTTGGCACATCAATCTCACCACCAGTTTCATATGACTTAACTTCTACAACCATAACCTTTGATGAGTTCATACCAGACGTATCCATCTTCGGATTATCTGAGAAGATAGTGTAAGGTTTATGACCGCATTTACCTTTGTACATAAAAATCAGCCTCCTACAAACAAGTATATATTAGTAGAAGTATACACACAAGTTTATATTTGTCCAATAAAAATACCCCCCACCGGGGCAAGCGGCAGGGGGAACTAAGAAGGTAAAAACTTTGTCGAGATGACAATAGGGATTCTATCAAGTCCAGCCGCCTGCTGCAACCCTTTTTACCTCACGCTTTTGTAAAGCATAACCCGCTTCACCAATAGCGTTAATATGCAACATAAGATATTGCAGAGCTTCAGCTACGTGGGAGTGTTTATTCTTTTCAATGCTACCATTCTTTTTATGGAATCTGTATCCGCCCATCATGGCTGCTTTGAGTTTCGAACAACGAGGATCTAATAAAAACGCACTGTCGCCGTCTACCTGTCTCATGAGATAGTCATCAACTGCAGACAAACGTGCTGACACGTTATTTGTTTTGGCAGGCATAACTTTCAAACCTTCAGCTTTGATAATATCTACAGCCGAACGCTCATCAGTTTGTGCTCTCTGTACACCCGCAGGGTCGGTAACTACCAACACAGGTGCACCGATGTACTGTTCATATATCATGGGTTTGAGGATGGTGCGGACGAAACGCTGAACCCCCATGTCACTGCTCACAGCCTCATTTAGGATCAACACTCGCCCGCGAGGGTCTTGTTGCCCTATAACTGCTGCCGGTGTCAACCCCAAATCCATACCAATTACAATAGGACGTACACCGTTTATAATTGGCCGCAAAGTCTGTTCACCCATATGATAGTCAGGTCTAAAATATTTATACACAGGTTGTCCTGCAGAACTCAGACCATACTCGCCGTCTATGTACACACGTATGTATTCTTCTGACCGACCCTGTGTATCATAATAGCCCTCGGGTAGATTTTCTATATTTTCAGCCAAGGAGCTTCTACCCGAAGGTTGTTTGAACACATCCCACCCGTTATCATTGAAACTAACACCATCAGACGGATCTAATTGTTCCATCTGATAATACCACCATGTGTCCATAGTCGGAGGGTTAGTGTCCCCCCACATCCCAAACCATGTTGGCCCGCCATCCTTCGCAGAAGGAAAACGACCAATACGTTTTGACATAGCATCAACGATGTCAGGATTAATATCTCTACACTCGTTAAACCATGCAAACGTTAATTCTAATGAGTTCAAGTTTGCAACATCGTCAGAGTCATCGAGAGCACGAAACATAATCTCACACTCTACATCTCCGACTTGAAAGAAGTATGTCTTGGTAGTACGCATATAGTTTCCACATACACCGGGCGGAAACCAATCGTGAAAAGTTTTAATAGTTGTATCTTGTAACTGCCTTGCAGTTTCTCGGACAATTGCTACTCGCGATTTACGAATACCTTGTTTGTTAGGCTCCTGCATAGAAGCCCTACGTATAACTTCAAATGTACTTGCTACTGATTTACCAGACCCAACCGGCCCCATAAGCACACGCATCTTTGAATCTGACATCATAAAGTTCTTACAAACTTTGGATGGTGTATAATCAATTTCCATTAGAAAATAACTGCCCCAAGAATGAAACTTACGACACAAGCAATGATAGGTTTTTTATGATACCTTGCTCGTCTCAACCACTCTCGAGGTGTATGACCAAATACAATCATTTGTCCTCCTAACCCCAAGCCCCCGCTTTATTCATTAAGTCATCATACTCATCAATAAGTAAGACATAATACTTAGTAGGTTCTTGTTTATTTTTAATTATTTTAGTCTTGAACGATATACCAATATCATTCAATCCTCTAGTAAATTGTTCATACTCGGCTAGTGACTCAAAACTTACAGCACGAGTTCCCTGATAGAGTTCTACAAATCGGCTAAGCATTACCGATTGCTTTTGGCTCCTCAACGTCTTCAGCGTCGATGACAGTTGCTGTGTGCTCTTGACCCCCGAGGTTAATTGTAATTTTAACTCCGCCACCAGATCCCTCCGTCTGTGTATCATTCTTTGGTTCTAGTCCGCCCCACTTAACAGTTGATTTAATAAGGTCAGCCTTAACCGCAGCAGATGTGTCTGGGTTATGAATCAAAGTCCAAGATGTTGTTAATAGTTCTTCCGCTTGGGCACGGGCCTTTAACTTGAAGGTCATACCTTTTTCACGGATCTCATTTCTGTAGGATTCTACCTTCTTTAGAAAGACGGGATCTTTCTGAAATACAAGAATGTCCTCGGCAGAAATACTGTGCCGATCTTTTACTTCATCTAACGTCTCACCGCTGCCTTCTAGCATGAGTGCCATATCAAAGGCCAAACGATCAGACCACTTCGTGTGTTTTAAAGGTAGTGTGTCCATACCCCAATTATGCAGTAAATTACGGGCATGTCAAATAATTTCAAAACTTTACACTTCGATTTTTTGGGTCTTGCTATGAGAGGTTTACTTATATGGGGGTGGGGGTCGCGGCGCAAGTCCATGTGCCCCCCTGCCTAACGTACACAAAAGAACAAATCGTGAACGGCTAACAGCCTTTAAAACTAGGCATTATGGGGCATACTTGACAATCATGTAAACTTAACCCATAGTGAAATTGTCGCTGAGGGCAGTGACACCCGAACAGCTAGCGGGATTACTAGCTACATTACTGGAGGTCTACATGAGTAGAATCTTTGAAGGGAATGTTAGCATTGTGGCTAACACTAAGGGCGAGGTAGCCTTAAAGCGTGACCCTAACGGCGCTTGGAACTCCTCAAATGCTAAGGAACTCTATGGCAAATGCCTAGAGATTAGCGAGGCGAAGAAAATGCCATTACATAAATGGTCTTTCTTCAAGGCTGACGGTGGTACTGATGTACTACTAATGGCGGACAGATACGGTAATCCTAGGATTACAATCCTACCGCCTAAAGCCGAGGGTCAAGCTAAGTCACGAGTGACTAAGTTAGCCTAACGTAACCCAGAGGGGAGAGCAATCTCCCCTCGCAACCAAACGGAGACTGATATGTCTATGAAAGATGGTGTAAGAGAGTACCGAGTAGATTATGTAAAATGGGGTAACATATACTCAGAGTGGTACTACAGAAAGTCAGACGCAGAAAACTTATGCTTCAGACTGAAAGACGACCCCGACGTGGAACGCAAATATGAAATTGCAATAGTCCACACAACAACAAACAAGCAACTAGCTTGGAACTTCTAACAAGGAACGAGGTGGCTCAGAGAAATCTGGGTCATCTCTTTTTTTATTTCTTTTAATAATATATATCCCATACGTCGGGGGGTTTCGGCTCGCTTGTAATCGCGATGTAAAGCCTGATGTTACACGATAAGTTTACAGGAAATGGTACATCAGGTGTAAAGTTAGGTACTATCTAGTGTATCTAGTCCATACTTGACACAATATGTAGACTTTTAGATAGCATAACCTTACAACTTGACACCAAAAAAGCGTTATAACGCAAGGGTTTACACCATATGTGCTCAAGTAAACTATCTAAACTATCTAAAATATATAGATAAATTCAATATACCCTTTCATGAAAGGATTTCTTGAGGAATATATGTAAAACGCGGTAGTCA